GAGCAGGATGCCCTGAACGACGCCAAAGAAAACCGTAAAAACAGTTATTAACATGGCCACCTACGGAAAATACCGCATGGGCCTCAGTGATGGCAGGCGCATCACCGTTGAGGCATTTAGCGCAGCAGTCGCCATTGGTACCGCCCTGAGGCTGTACCGTGGCTGCAAGGTCGTGGAGTGCCACAGTGGTTACACCGAGTCGGAGGCCAAGTACGGCGGCCAAAAGGTGCTGGCTGGGTATGTGCCATACGACATCCCAAAGCACGAAGCCATGCCAGAGGGCGTGGAGGGCATGAGTGGGCCGATCTATTCTCCTGACGCCAAGGCGCCTATTTTGCCCAGCTTATTTAACGACTCCAAAATTGTGGAGGCATCCAAAAAATCCAAGAGCCAGTTTGACACTGTATGACTTACGCCGACGAAGCGACCAAGCTAGTACTGAACGACCGCAACGAGACCTACGGCAACCCTGCCGATGACTACGCCAAGGTAGCCAAGATGTGGTCCGGTCTCCTTCACCCGATCCTGAAAAAGGACATTACGCCGCCTCAAGCCATGCTGATGATGCTCTTGATCAAGCTTAGTCGGGAGATGCACATGGCTAAGTCCGACAACATCATTGATGCCCATGGTTACCTGCTCTGCTACGAGTGGGCCGTGACGGGTAACCGTCCCGTTCCTAAGGGCGAAGAAAAAACTTGCAACGACGCATTAACCTCCAACAAACTACCTCCCACATGAGCACACAACCTACCATGGTCGACATCGACCCCGCCCAAAACTGGAAAGAGATGTACCAGAGTACGCTCAGAATCCACCTCAATCAAAATGAACGCATGCGTGAGATGCGCTTGGAGATTCAATCGCTCAAGCTGGCCTTGGACGCCGCCAAGCGGAGGTCCCACAATGAGTGAGATATCGGACACAATGGCGGCATGTGAAAACATGCTCTATAAATATTCGCACATGGCTGCTAGCAAAAATCAACCGATGCCGAAAAACGCCAAGGACATGATCGCCGGAACATTCCTCACCAACGAGGAAAAGCTCAAGATCTGGGAGCTGCGTGATCAAAACCTTAGCCACTGCAAAATCGGCATGGCAATTGGCAGATCCCATACGAGCGTAAGAAAAGTTCTCACCAAAGCCCGCCCACAATGATCCCCCTATCTTTTCAGTTCGCGGTAGCTACCCGCAATGTCCCCGAGTCATTCAGGTACGACGCCCAAGGTCGTGTTCACCTCGTCAGCATCGCCGCCGCCTTTGGGTGGCTCGACCCCATCTACGGCAGCAAGAGGTCAATCGCTCGGCTGGGCATCCTCGCCAATAACGAGGTGCATCGCAATGGCAGCGGCAACCGCGCCGCCCGCCGTGAGGCCCAGTATGAGACCAAGGCATGGTATGACCACCACGCCGCTTGTGAAGGGGGTGCCAAGTGAGCAGGCGTTACGATCTTACGCCGACCGAGGTTCAGGCGATAACAATTGCCGACCTGAGAGCACAGATAGAACTGATGAACGAACGGTTATTCTACCTCAACTCGGAGCTGGCCAAGTTCCGTTACGAGTTCTTGACCCACCCCGCCATCAGGCGCCCATCATCACCATGAACACACACGACAACACCGAACCGAAAGTTGAACAGTGGATGCGGGAAGCCGTAAGAGAAATAGAGCTATCTGATTGCATGACCGACAGGGGGGCCATCATCGCCCGCCACGCCCCCGCGCAGTCACCCGCGAAGACGCCGCAGGCGTCGATTTGGAGGCCGGTGAGCCAGAGGCCGACGAGGGAGGACGCGTCAAATCAAGGTAGGGTTATTTGGCTTTACTGCGGAATCGAGCCGTTTTCCGGCCAATGGAACTCGGATATTTGCGCTTCGGGATCAACACATTGGGCGCGGCCACGGGACATCCTTGCAGGACTGCCGTTGCCGGTGGAGCAGACGCAGGAGGAGTTGGATGCGGAGTGGGTTGGGCAACTGTTTCGGGACTGCGAACCGGTGGGAAAAAACGATGTTCTTGATGCCATCGCCTACGGTCGCAGCACCGCCCCGAACACCCCGGACCCCACCACCCCATGACCCCCAACGATAAACCGCCATTCGGCGACACCGACCTTGGGGTACTTATTGGCTTCGCCATTATCGTCCTGAGCACGTTCCTCGGCATGGGTATCCTCTTTGGTGCCTACGGCTATTGGCGGCTCTAGACCACCCAGAAGGCCAAGAACGGCATAACGGGTCCAACCATAGCCATCACATGAAAAAGAACCGTACAGGGCATCAGGATCGCCCACAAAGAACCGTTGCTATAAGTAAGGAGAAGGAAGAGGAGGGGGAGAGGGTGGAGCAGTGGGCTAGCGCATTAGCCATGAGGCTAGTGGCGTTGGAGCACCGGATCCACGAGCTAGAGCAACAAAAGCAAGCCGAAGGCAGTGGAAAGTGCTTAAGCTATAGCAGTGGGCCACTTAAGGAGTTACCGGAGACGATTACGCACATGCGTGGAGGCACAAGAGTTAACATAATTACAAAAACAAAAGCAGACAAACGGAAATGGTCGTGCATTTTGCACGGTTTTTTCGTGCGTTTTGCACAATTGATGAGGATTTTATGAGCATTTTACTAAGGATTTTGCGTATCGTAGCCATCATAGCGCCTTTGCTGGTAGGCATTTGCGTAATGTTGGTGATGTTGTTGCTGGAATTGGTGCTGGCAGTTAACAATATGTTACTCCAGCAACTGAACGATCTGTTTGTTGGCTGGGGTTTGGAGAGCATGGCCGTGTTCCGGAAGCCCCAAGACCCACCGGAAGACTGATAAACAGCCCCATTACTGGTACCAACAATACATTGATCAGCTATTACCATGTCCGCTAAGCCCTTACGCCATTCCACAGCCCAGAAGCCCCGTGGACGCCCCAAGACCAGTACCAAGGTCCAGTGGAAGCGATGGGTGGAGCCCAGTGTGATCCCGGCACTGGAGGCCCTCTTGGGTGGGGCGGCGCCCATGAATACTCCCAAGGCCCTAGCCAACGATGTCATGGCCCTCCTAGAGGATGTAGGGCGATTAGAGGCGGAGAAGGTAGAGCTACAGCACCGGGTGGAGGGGCTGATAAGCGGATCCACTGATGAAGCCGTCGCCATGCTCCGCTACCGATTGGGTAAGGCCGAAGCCCGTGTTCACGAATTGGAGGGGGAGCAATTTAGCTGAAACGCCAATCCGCCAATCCGCCAATACCAATGCCAATCCAATCCAATGGCGAATCCCCAATGCCAATCCCCAATCCCCAATCCAATGCGAATCCCAATATCAATGCTTGACGGCAATCCGAATGGTCAATCCAATGGACCCATCTTCGTTGAGAGAAGCTAGGGGAACCCGATTGGATGTGTCATCATCCAGTTGGGTTTTTCTAGCTTGACTGGGTGATGGTCTGTGCTCCATAGTGCCCTTCGTTGGGCGAGGACACGCCGTAGCCAGTCTCACTTTCACCAGAAAGAGAAACCCGATTGGATGTGTCCTCATCCAGCCGGGTTTTTTCTTTTAACCCGTTAGCCCCCTTACGGAGAAAGAGATCCCGCTCACAGCCCCCTGAAGGCTCGGACGGCGCAGTATCGGTAGCTGGAGCGTGCAACGCCTAAAATCCCACCAGCGTAAAAGGAGGCCCCCTAGCGGGGCCGTGAGCGAGGGAACATCGTGTGTACATTGGCCTACCCGAGCACGACCCTCAGATGCGAGCGATACCACAGTCCGGAGCGATCAGTCTCTCCACTCAATCGAGCGCAGCTACATCCCCTGTTGGGGGTGAGCTGTGCTCGCAATGTGTCCACGAGCCGGATCGATCAACTCTCCGGTAACTGTTATTGGATCAGCTTAACACTGGTGCTCAGTTGTCTTTGATGGGTGGACACAAAAAAGCCCCAACCAGTCCATTCGGACCAGCTGGGGCTCGGGAGCGCGTAAGGCTATTGGCTGATCTCCATCAGGTGCTCCTCGTCGCGCTGATAGTCATTGGACCAGACGTCGTGCAGAAAGAACTCAAGCTCGTGGCCAGCGTTAGCAGCCTCCTCCGTCAGCCGGCCCACATAGTTGTTGCCGTCCCACCGCTCCGACATGCCGGCGTAAACCTCTTGGAGCATCTCTTCGATGTCGCCGTGGAGCTGCTCGTACCCGCGAGGGGTGAGGTCATTGGGGATGGACCAGCGCAGCGCGGTCCGGTGAAAAATGTCACAGGACACGCCATTCCCGATTTCGGCGTTGGTGTAATACCAGATGCGACCGTCGGCGGTCAGTTTGACGTAGGCATTTTGCGGGTTGGATTGGCCGGAATACTGGAGCAGCAGGGGGGCGGGGCCAGTGAGCGTGTCTAGGTTAGTAATCATGTGTCTGATTTATCGTTTGGGTTTAACTGAACAAGCCAGCCACCCCTTAAAGGAGTAGCTGGGTGTTGAATTAAGAAACGCGCAGCGGATTCTGTTCAATGGTGTTCACGTTGCCGGAAGGGTGCGTGATGTGAACCATGCCGCCGGGAGTTTCGCGGAGCCAGCGATGGGCGGCGCGGATTGCGCGATCCTTCGCGTAAGGGAAAGCCGCTTGGCTGGGAATGTCCGAAAATGTCTGATGGGTGCGAATTTCTTCGCCCTTGGAGAACTCAACATGGAACGGGCCAAGGTCGGATTTTGATTCAGGTTTCATTTGGTGGATTTGGTTGGGGGTTGGGGTTAACTGAACAGGCCAGCCACCCCGTGAGGAGGGGCTGGGTGTTGAGTCAGCTGCTTTGCGTGAACCTCTTATCCAGAAGGCCAGCGAGCTCCTTGGCGCACCCCACCCATGCGTCCGGGGTGATAAAGCTATCCTTCATGCTCTCGCGGAGAGCCTGCTCGTTGGCGACAACGTTTGCGCTGTACTTGCCGCAAGCCTCCAAGATGAAGGCCTGCATCAACGCGCCGTGCGCGGAGTGGTTCATGATGTGGGTGATGAATTTAATGTTGGTCTGGCGGGCGTTTTTCATGTGTGTGTCTGGTTTGTGGTTAACTGAACAGGTCAGCCGCCCGGAGGCAGCTGGGTGTTGAGTCAGCCCTTGGCGTCGTTCTTCACGCCGAACTTCTCCAAGTCCCAAGCGGGGATCGCAAAGCGGATTTCCGCGACCTCATACTGGGTGCCGTTAACGGAGTACCAGATGCCGTCGTAGCATGCGATTGGTCCCGTGGATGTGAGGCGGATTTCGGTTGGTGGGGTGGGTGGGAGTTTCATGTGTGTGTCTGGTTTGTGTTGCGACCGGAATTGGCCGTAACCGGAGCATCAATATCCTAGAGGATAATAGCAACACCCAAAATAGCGAAATCACGAAATAGTTTTCGCCAATCCCAATCACCAATTGGCCAATCCCAATCCCAATCCAATCCGCCAATCCCAATCTCAATCCCAATCGCTAGCACTATCCGATCGGGCAATGGCGATGGTTAATCCCGATAGCTCAATCCCAACCACGGGGATCATTAGTCACTCCATCCGGATTCATCGGCCTTCCTTCCACTTTCCGCTTGCTCACCTGCGCGAGGGGTCTCATCCGTGATCCCATGCGGTAGTTGTGTCCCGCATTGTCTGTCGTTTGTTTGTGTGGCCCCGGCGTCGTTTACTCGGCGTCGGGGTTTTCTTTTGGCGCACGCGAAGGAGCCCGGACCCTTGGCATTTGCTAAAGGAAACCCTGGTGATCAAATAGGCATTGGCAACTGGGCACGAAAAAGCCCGGGGGGTTAGCCCGGGCTCGTGCTAGCGCTTGAGGCTTTATTCCTGAGGGTCCAAGACAAAGCCACCCGCGACGCCCTTGGCTTTCCCCTTGGCGCGAAGACCGACAATGCAGCCCCTAGGATCGAGGAAGCGCAGGTCGTGCTTGTCGCCGTTGGTGACGCCGTGGCCCTTGTGCCATAAAGGAAGTTCTTCGTTCTTCTTCGTGGCAAAGACCGCCGCCACGTTCACGCCAACGCTCAAGAGTTCAAAGGCCTTCTCTTTGTTGGTCTCGCTGAGCGAGAAGGTGATTTGATAATTTGCGGGCAAGTTGCCGTTCGCGAAGGAAAGCGCCTTGCTCGGGTTTTTGGTGTAATCATAGAACTGCACCTTGGGGAAACGCTTCATGAGAGAAGCGCCAACGGTGCCGCCTAGGTTTTCCCAAGGAAGGTCTGACGTTCCGTTGAGTCTGACGCACGGTTTTAGCCTCTGCGCTTTGGCCATGCGGATTAATGACGTGATATCATCCGCCAGCATTTCGACAAAGGCCTTTGGATCTTGCCAGAAAGCACGCGTCTTATTGATTCGCGCTTGCTGCACGTTGGAAAAGGCACCCATGCCGGCGGTGTAAAGGCACGCAAGCATGCACTCCACGGAAGCAAAGGCGCAAACAGTCTTTCGGCCTGCAATGGTGTGCGGTGCGAGATAAAGTATCCCTGTTAAATATCCCAGTGATTCCCCCTTAGTCGTCTTGGCGTTTTGTGTCGTTAAGTAGTGCATATGTTTTGTGCGTGTTGTGTTGAGTGAACCAACGTTGCGTCAGTTCTGCGGAAATATTGGCGAAGCGAATTGATCGGCTCAAGCTTTTATTTTAGGAAATTGATTTGCTAAATGCGAATTGGCCATTCACGAATCCAATCCCAATCCGAAATCCAATCCCAATCCACAATCCAAATGCCAATCGCAATCCGCAATCCAAAGGCCAATCCGAAGCGCAATCCGAACGCCAAGCGCAATCCGAAGCGCAATCCTCACTTGGACGTTTTGACCTCAGCTCCTAACGTTGACTTTAACAGACTCGACCGCTTCCTCGACCTTTCATCCCTCAGCCTTCAGACCCTCGCCATGATCCGGCCTCTTCTCGTGGCGGAGAGCCGCGCAATCACACGCGAGATAAGGAGCAACGGTAATCAGGAAAGCGTCTACTTCATGCGCCGGACGGACTTTCACCTGACTTGCTGCATCGCAGCGACGGACCGCCTGACCCTGCCCTACTTCCGGACCTGTGTTCCCGTCCTGACCTGACCGGCACCTCGTTAACGTTGACCCCGGCATGCCTAGCGCGTGTCGGGGCTTTCCTTTGCCCGGGCATGCCCCGTTCCTTTCCTATAGCAAACCCAGGTGCTGTCCGTGGCCCTGAATCAGGGCATGAAAAAGCCCCGACCTTGCGGGCCGGGGCTCGTGCTAGCGTGTGGGGCTTTAGACCGATAGCAGGTCAAACGCCCGGGCCTTCAGGTCGTCACCCGTGCCAAGCAACACGGATTCAAACCGGGCCTCGGCCTTCGACCGACCGCCCGTGGCGCGAACGGTCCGGCTGTGGTCCGTAAACTCCGTGACGGCGTTGAACGCGTCCCAACGGGTCGCGCCCACGTTCCCGGTGCCCCGGTTGAACAGGCCCGACAACGTGTCGAGCTGAGCCCCGGCCTTACCAGTGACTTCGCCACTGTCGTCGGGCTTGGCGCCGATCAGGGTCCGGAAGAACGCGGAGGCTTCCTCCGGGACCATGGCCACCTCGGCGAGGCGCTTGGCCTTGGCCTGCTCGATCAACTGGGCTGCGTCGACCGTCTCGACCAGCTTGATCCCGGCCGCGACGTTCGACTCGACGTTAACCGTGTGGCGGATCCCGAACACCCGGTTCCGCCCGCTTCCAATGGCGGCGTTCCATGTATTGGAACAAACCACTCGGACGTTGGTGCGGTGGAGTTCGAAGCACCCGGATCCGTCGTGACGGTTGACCCACAGGTCGAACGTGTTGATTTGATCCCGGGCCACGCACCAACCGTCCCGCTTCACGAGGGCCCAAATGCGGCGCCCGCCCCGCAGAGTGCCCGCCGTCTCGACGCAAGCCCGACCGCCATAAACCCGCTCCAGAATCTCGAAGAAGCGCGAATCCTTCAGGAGCCCGTAGCCCTCGCCGACCACTGAGAGGGGAAGGAGTTGGCCGTTGGTGTACCGGCCGAGAATGGCCTTGTAACCTTCGACCGGCATGCCGTTGGCGCAGACCGGGGTCTCGATCATCTCGCGAGCCCCGACCCCTTCGACGTAGCATCGAAGAGGAGAGAGCAGGCCAGCGAAGAGCTGACCGAGCCCGTGCCATGCCGGCGTGTTGCTGCCGAGTACTACCGTGTCGTTTTCTAGGATTTCGTGTGACATATGCTGTATCTGTTTTCTGTGTTCTGCCTCGGCGGAATGCCTTGGCTTTCATGAGTCAGTCCGGCAGTGGCTCATGAGTCAACCCGATTTATTCCAAGAAAGAGTGTTGACACATCCGGGATAACTCTGCCCACTCATTCCAGCCCCGGGGATTCCCTCCGGAGCATAACGACAGAGACACAAAAAAACATGACACAAGAACAGATTCAGAACCTCGCCGCCCTCATTCAGCAGATCGTCAGCGATGAGGTGAACAAACAGTTGGTCAAGACCATCGCAATGGTAGCCGCAGAGGTGGACAACCGCTTCTCCGGCCTCGACATCGAAGGCAAGGTCGAGGACGCCATCGATGACGCCAACATCGACCGGCAGGTCTCCTCGGCCATCGACGACGCCGACATCGACAGCAAGGTGAGCGAAGCCCTCGACGGGTTCGACATCACGGACAAGGTCCGCGACGCGCTCAGGAACGCCAGCGTGACCTTCAGCCTGTGAGCGACCGCGCCCTCTGCGCCCTGCTCGGCGCGGCCTTCGCGGTCCTCGTCCTCGTCGACCTACTCCTAGCCCGCTAAGAGCCGGCAGGATCCTCAGCCCCGACCCTTAACCGGGCCGGGGCTTTCTTTTGTCCACACGGGCCGAACCAATTCAACCGCACCCAATACCCGAACTCGAAATCGAAAGCCCACCACGGGCAAAGGAAGGGCCTTGCCGGGCCTTCCTGCTTCCTACCCTGCACTGCTATTGCTTGCCCTGCTACGGAAGAGCGAGGCACCCACCCCCCGGCACCCCCCTACCCCCGGGTCCCCTCCCCCCGCCCCCCGGCCCCCCTCAACCACACAGCCACACCCCGTTCACCAAACATAATAGGCACGACAGTGACGGGCACTACAGTGATGGGCAAGACAGTGATGGGCAATACCAACTGCCCCCCACTCGTTATTATCTGGTACCAATATTGTTTTGGCTATTGCTGGCTCAAGAGCCATGCCGTCCCGATCCGCGCCTCACGCTGGGTATCGATCACCCCCACTTCACGGCATACATTCGCGTGGGTCTCGATCCAATGGTGGCACTGGTGGCACACCGCCATGAAGCTCTCCACATTGCACAGGTTCGGTCCGCGCCGCTTCTTGTGATGGATCTGGGTCGCCCGCCGGGAGCACAGGTGGTGGGTTGGCAGCTTTGCGGGGGCTTCGCATTGGGGGTGTTGCTGCAAGTAGAGCTTCCTCAGGTAGGAGTACCGAGAAAGTGCCGCCGCTCGTTTCGTGCTGGTAGGCGAGATTCTCGGCCTCGCACCTTTGGCGTTTGGCTTTTTGGGTTTTCGTGGGGTTGCGGACATTTTCGACATAGATGGGTTTGGTATCGGGGAGGAGCTGCGGATTGTCCCAGTCCTTGAGCTGCGCCCCCAGACGGAAGGCCTCACGGCGATTCTTGGGGCTGATCAGGTAGTAGGGCAGGCTGTTGCCATCCTGACGCCATTGGGTCTGCACGCCACGGATCTTGTACATCACGTCAGAGACCTCCTGCCAGCTCACATCCGACCAGCAACGCGACCAGATGTAGTCATGCTCAAAGCCATGCACGGCGCTGACATTCTTTGGGTTAAGGAATTGCCAGCGGAACAGGTGGCTAACGTAAACCATGGGCTGGTGGTATGGGTATTAGGCATGACATGCAACCAATTTTACGGCGCCTAGCCAATGATTATTGTGTTTGACAGCGCCCGACGCCGGAAGGCACGTTTTACCCCATGAATCAGCCGCCGGGGCCGGTCTGCCGGAACTACCAGTTCGTCATCCATTACCGGGATATCAAGAGGGTCAGTGAATGCCGGGATGAGGTCATGGCGCGGTTGCGTTCCGGCATCCCAATGCGGGTGGCTCATGAGGGACTACCCATCAGCAAGGCTGCGGTAGAAAAAATCGCCCAACGTATCGGTATCACCAAGGCCGATGAGGACCCCCTGCTGTCCGTCGTGGGCATGCATCACGTCACCCCCTACGACATTTACCAGATGTATGAGGGCGATAAGATGTCCGTGTATGCCATTTCCAAGGCCGTGCGTTCATCGCCCCTCACCATCGTCAAGGTGCTAAAGCGAATGGGAGCGGATATGCGCCCCAAGAAGGAAAGATTCCCAAAGCCCCCGAAGGCCCCGCGATACTCGATCACGGAATACAACAAGCGTGCAGCGCACTTGAGCAATGACCTGAACCGGTACATCGGGCTAAAGCGATGGCGCGACAAGATGGGGAAGAGGTACCTGCCGGTGTACGAATCCGTCCGGGGAGGCATGAACATGGCGGATGCAGCAGAGCTGCACAAGATGCGTGTCAATAGTTGCGGCAACCAGTTCTTCAGGCTCCAGAGACTTTACTATGCCTACCTAGATTACGGCAGGCGGTGCAGATTCAAGCTTAGGATACCGGCTCCGCGACTCAAACAGTACGAATATGTTGCGAAACAATCAGGCATTAGTGTGCTTGACTGGATGCGAGACACTCTATCTGCTGCCGCTGATAAGCTAGATGACCGATATGACCGAAATAAACCAGATCGAAAGTCCGTCAGATTCAATAAATCCAAGAGCCCGGATCCGGAAACCTAATTCCGAAGTGTTTGGAGATGCGTTTGACGTGTACATGAACGACCCCCGGCGACCAACGCTGGTACAGGTTGCTCGCGATCTGAGAATCTCCCCGGTATTGCTCACCCGGCACGCTCAGGAAAAGGGATGGGAAGGCCTTCGGGCCAATAGCGTAAGCGTTCAGGCCGTCAGTCAAAACGAACGGCGCATCAATATCGCCAAGCAGGTAGACGAGCGCATCGTCTTGGCCGCAGATGAAGCCGTCACACGCGCTTCCAAGGTATATTTGGAGGTAATAGAGAAGATTGCCGAGATGCCTCTTGATCCAATGATGGTCCCTGACGACGAACTGACCAAGGATGACCACGGCAACGTCAAAAACCGCCCCAAAAGATCCAAGTTGATTGAGGACAAGACCTTCCTGCTCAACCAAGCCATGGATGGTTTCATGAAAATGTCGGCTGGGGCTCAAGGCATAGGTCTGGTGTTGAGCCAGAAAGGCAACGGCATCACTGGAGCCGCAGAAGACCTGTCGAAATTGAGCAAACTGAACGTGCTACTGTTAAACATACAGCAAGGTAAGGGAGACGATTCCCTGAAGCGCGTCGAAGAGTTGAAACCTATGAACGCGAATGAGTAAGACCGATGAAAAGGTACCGGAAGCGCCTCCTGAACTCTCTCGCCAACGCCGCTGGCAGATTGCTCGACTGGCTGCGGGACTGTGCGTTCGCTGTGGGTCGCCCCGGAACCACTATTCTCAACGTTGCGACAAGTGTCAGAAGTCTGAAACTAAGAGGGCTCGCGAAAAAACTGGATTCCGTGCATGGAAAGAGGGCGGAAGGGGTCGCAAGCCAAGCAACCGGGACGATCAGTAATGACCCCGGACCTAAAAGCGTCCCTTTCGGCGATAAATGCCCTTCTGGAGAGAGCAAAAGACACGCACAACCCAGAAAGATTCAAAGATTTGACGGACGCTGTATACTTGGTTCTTCAAGACTCGGAATTCGTCAAGATATTGTCAAAAAGTGAGCGCCCGATCCAGCTCCAGACCGAAAACGACCTCTACAGCATCGCTCAGACGTATCTGAAGATGTTTTTGATGCGCCGGGACTACGAATCCGCCGCAACCTTGCTCTGGGGAGAAGAAACCTTCACGCATGAGCCCCGTTCAGTGCGAATGGTGTGGGAGGGCATCAAGAATCATCACTTGGTGAACATTCTGGGTGCCGCATCAATGGGTAAGACCTACTCGGCGTCCGCTTGGATGCTCTTGGACTGGGTGATGGACCCCGACTGGACGCTTGTGCGTGTCATGTCTACGAAGGAGGAGCACGTTAAGAAGAATCTCTTCGGCGACATGCAGCGCCTGTACCAAAACTCGGTAATACCCCTCCCGGGTAAGGCCGACAGCGAGTCAATCGCTACGGAAAACGGCAAACGGGGCGGCATGGGGATCTTCATCCTGACAATTGCCCGTGGCCATGAGGCCCGTGGCGCCATCAAGGGTGCTAAGATCAAACCGCGCCCGCCACACCCCCTATTCGGAACGTCCTCCAGATCCCGATTGTTGATCGATGAGGCCCAAGAAGTGCCGCCCAACGCCTTTGACGAAATCCCTAACCTCTATTCGTCCATGGAGGAAGGGGATACCGAGCACACGAAGATCGTGATGGCCGCTAATCCGAAGGACATATTCTCGGAATACGGCAAGAACTGCATTCCGGAGCAAGGCCTTGAGGATATTCAGACCATGATGTCCAATACCGACGTCTGGGAATCCACCACGGGTTGGCATTGCGTGCGCCTGAACGCCATGAAGTCGGAAAACGTCATCCACCGGAAGGATGTCTTCAAGCGGTTCTTCACTTGGAACGGGTACAAGATGAAGCTGAAGCAGTATTCAGGGGATCCCGAGCACCCCATGATGTGGAGTGAGGTTTACGGCATGTTTCCGCCCCGTGGGAATAAGGCCTGCATCGTCCAAAAGCACTGGGTGGACAACTCATACGGCGAATGGATCTTTGACGGTGGTGTATTCACGGTCGCTGCGGTCGATCCAGCCTTCACCGGGGACATGCCATCCATGGCAACGGGACGCGCAGGGCACGCTGTGGCTTGGAAGGGTAGTGATGGTGAGCGCCATGAGCTTGAACAGCCGGGAATCAGGCTACAAATCGATACTGTGGGCATTCTGCCAAGAGGGGACACCCAAGACTTGGCGGATGAGGTCATGTCGCGCCTTAAGGTTCTCGATGTAGTTCCCCACCACTTCGCCATTGACCGCACCGGTAACGGTCAGGGCGTACACGACAACATCAGGCGCCAATGGGGAGCAAAGGTCGTAGGGGTAACGGGTTCCCGGGCCGCAGAAGCGGTAGCCATCATGGGCATCCACTATTCCGAGAAAGCTACGGATGTGGCGGTGTGCGAAGAGGACACCAAGACCCCTGTCGAGCTGTACGACGGCATACGATCCGAGATCTGGTACGCCACCGGTAGATTCTTTGAGTACGGATACATCAAGATCGGTGCCGGCGTTGATACCGAAACCATCCAAGAGCTAGTGGAGCGCAAGGGCGGTTCTCCCAGCGGCAAGGGAAAGCTCCTTCAGGTGGAGAGCAAAGACCTCTACAAGTCTCGCGGGAACAAGTCCCCTGACCGTGCTGATGCGTTTACGATGCTCATTCAGTGCGCCCGTATTGCGATGGCAATCCGCCCCAAGAGCCCGGATACCGACGAATTACAGGAAGAGCCCAGCATCTACCAGAACCCCGGTGTTTTCGCCATGAAGATGGGCAAAGACCTCGATATGGGGTTCAATAACAAATTGCCCGAGGGATTAAACCCGAATAAGGATTAGCCATGAAACTGAACCAAGGAATGATTCCGCCGGGAGGTTTTCACTTTCAAGTTGCCAATGGGGTCATACTAAAATCGCCCACATATACCGCCCTGATAAAGGACATCATGGACTGGCGCACCCAGAACGGGGAGCCGATAGGGTCACCGGAAAAGGACGTGGACCGTTACTTCTGCAAGACGTGGCCTCACTTTTGCGTTCCTGAAACCCACGAGAGGTCCGGTGATGGCAGAAGCAGCATGCTCAAGCTGGTCAATGGATGGACGGCCCGGACGTTGCGAGATCAACCTTTTGGCGGGTATGACCTAGTCGACCAGAAAACGTCTGAATCGCGCTGCGTGACATGCATCAGCTGTCCGTTCAACAAACCATGGAGAAGCGACTGTGGCGCTTGCATGAAATCCACCGACGCAATTTCAGCCCGGATCCGTCAGTTGAGGAAAATTGCGCTTGACGATGGTCTGGTAGGCTGCTCGATCAATGGCTTCGATAATAAGACGGCAGTTCATATGCTGGTGGCGGATCTTCGCCTGACGGATGACCAGCTTTCTAGACTGCCACAAAACTGCTGGATACAGAACTCAACCGAATAAATCACATGCCACTGAAATCAAAAGCCCAAGCCCGTTATCTGTTCTCTCAGGCCCCCAAAGTTGGTCAGGAGATGTCTTCCATGACGCCTAGCGCAAAGAAGCTTCCGGATCGAGTTAGCCCCAAGGGTTCCCAGAAGAACAAGCCAGTCACCAAGGCCTTCAAGCCCAAGCGCTCGTCCATGAAACCCTTGTCCAGCTACGATGAAAATTCCCAGTCCTAAGCGACTCGGTCTTACTCATGATTCTTGGAGCCGTGAAGGTTCCAAGAACAAGAATAGCCAGTTATTTCTCGATAACTACGACGACATCTTCAGGGACCGTAAGCCCATTAGGGGTCACTTGAAGATTGTGTGGAAAAACGGCAAGCGATACGAGCTTCCCAATCCAGCGACCCACGGCAAAGCGGCGCAAATGGCATTGGATAAATTCAACCAAGAAACTGGCGGCATTAAGGTCAGAAAAGAAACAATATGAAACGACCGGATGTTATTTTGACTCCAGTGCTGGTTGTCACCCAATCGGATGCAAGCGCCTTAGCCTCTAGAATCCCCCACGAATACGTCGAGGGTAAGAAAAACTACTTCGTGACTATTGGCGTGCTAGACAAGGAAGGCATCGAAAGCCGAAGCGGCAAGGTAGTGTTTTCGCATTTCGTTTCCAACGAGGACGGCACCGAGCCGCAGGTTAAGGGCGAATGGGCGGTCAACGTACCAATCGTTCAGCTAGGCAACAAGCACGTCTTCAAGGTCGGGGACTTCAAGCTATGATCCCAAGACGAGCCGGCGGGGCGACATCTGGTCTTGAGCAACTCGTCCAGCCAGCACTCCCCCCTATCCCGGTGGGAGAATCCGCTATGAAAGACGCTGAACCCATAAAAGCCATTCCTTGGAAGGGTGCGCCAGATGAGCCCAAGCAATCCAACACCGCCAACCCAATGGCCCAGCTCTTTGTCGTGCTCTCAAAGTTTGTGGTCGTTTGCAAGACCAACGCCGTCTCCAAGGACGATTTCGATACTTTGGTCAAAAAGGGCTTGGTTGTATCGTATGGTGATTTTGCGGTTTGCAGCCAAAAAGGCCTGACATATTTGGTTGATTTCGAGATCGTTGCATGAAGATTAGTTGGAGATCACCATTCCGATTTGCTAAGGCTATTTACCGCTCGATTAAGATGTGGTGGACTCAGGGTGAGATCTTCGTTTCCGACCTTGAAGTAGACGCAAGGATGTCGGCATGCCGGTCTTGCATGTACCTAGAAGACAATAGCCAGTGCAGGCTTTGCACTTGTTACATAGCAAGTAAGGCATTGCTAGTTACGGAAGAATGCCCGATCAACCGTTGGCCTAGACGATAACTCTTTGGTATATTAGCTCATATGGCATCCACCGCCCCACAAGACACCACCCTGCCGGCAAATAAGTACCCGATGACCTCCGGGGTGGTCACGATTGAGGCGCCGCCCATGAAGGGGGATAAGCTCGATCTGGAGGCGCGTTCAGTACGCACTACTGACCAAGCTTGGAATCTCTGCAAATCCACGGAATCAGCCAACAAAACCCGTTCCCAGCGAGCCACGATGATGGAGCTGGAGTACACGGGTCAGGCCCCGTTCTCGCAATCCGATCAGATCGAGAAAGCCAATAGCTGGCAGTCGAACACCAACACAGGCATCCTTGCCGGCATCACCGACCGCAAGACGTTGCGGTTCATCAACGCCATCCAATCTCAGGTCTACCTGACCCGTTCGTCCCTTCCGACTACTTGGCCCAATTGGAAGCAAAAGAGCGACCTGTTCGATATCCACACCACGCGCATGATTCAGGGGTGGAAGAAGTACCCGAGCTTTGTTTCCGCCCTCGCCAAGGAAGACGTGCTCCATGGCTATGCGTATGCCGTATTTCTAGACCCGTACACTTGGACGCCACGCATGTTCAAGCAGGACGTTGCCTACGTTCCTGATGAAGCATCGCAGTACTCTGATGAGCTTCAGTTTTTCGTCATCAAGCAGGACTACCTGCTGAATGAATTCATCGACTTGTTTCGCGATGAAAAGGCTGCGGAAGAGATGGGCTTCAACATCCCTAATTGCATCGAAGCCGCCAACAAGTCTGAGATCAAGAACCCGCGAGAGGACATGGCGGTGACCGAATTCCGCAAGTTTGCGGAGTTCATTTCCGATGGCGTACTTGGCCTCACCTATTCGGTTTCCGGCCCTCGCGTCGTTAAGACTTACTTGCTCTGGAATCGTGAATACGATGGCAAGGTGTCGTTCTGGATCATGCTGCGCGATAACGGCAAGTTGCTGCGCTTTGCGGAAAAGATCTACGATAACTTTGACGATGTCGTAACGCTCTTTTCCCTTCAGCCCGGTAATGGGCATCTCCATTCCTCTAAGGGCATCGGCCGAATGATCATCGGCAACGTACGCATTGCGGAGCGCATCCGAAACCGGATGGTTGATAACATCAACATGTCCTCGCTCGTTATCCTCAAGGCTGACTCAGCCGCGAGGAACAAGCTGCAACCAGTGGTACACGCTCCGTTTGTCGTGATCGATAAGAGCATCGATGTCGACCAACAGCGTTTCGCTGCGGATGGCGACATGTACGCCGCCCTTGATCAACGCCTGCTCAACTACATGGAGCAAGCCGCCGGTGCGTACATCACCGCTAACCCCAATGCTCAGGGTCAGCCGGTAACCGCCACTGAGGCATCCCAAGACGCCAAGCGCGAACAGGAGAGTTCTGACATCACCGAAGCCCGCTGGTTCAACCAGTTCATGGAAATGGTTCAGATCATGCAGGAACGAGCTTTTACCGACGAAAACATCGATGAGGCCACCAAGTTCTTCAAGGAATTGACCCAGCAGATGGTCAGGCAAGAAGACGGAGCCGATAAGCTGTCTAACACGATCAATAAGCTCATTGGGGATAGCAACGATGAGTCCAAGGTTCCGATTAGAACCTTGGTCAACATGATGATCGATGGAATGACGGAGCAGGAGATCAAAATTCTTCGTTCCGCCCCATCCACCGGTTACGCCCATACGGATGACGCCATCGTAGCCCAAGGCATCCTAGCCGTGGCAAAGATGTACGCCAATAACCCCAACGTTGATCAGGTGGTCCTGACGCAACGTGGCGTAGAGGCCCTTGCCGGTCCTGATGCCGCCAAGGCCCTTGTTATCCCCGGCGCTGACCAGACCATCACTGCTGAAGCGGTACGCATGCAGATCTCCGAAGTCACCAGCATGAAATCGCTACAGATCCCTGTACCGGTTTCTCCTCGTGACAACCACCTTATCCACGGTCAGGTCTGCATGCAGATGCTGCAAAAGGCGGGTCAATCCCTTAGCAGTCTAGAAACGTTTGATCAGGCGGCAAAGCCTACCGAGCTGTTGATTAACCACTTTGCCGAGCATCTTGCTGGCTATCTCGCTCAAGGTAATCCGAGCCAGAACCAGCAATTCAAGGAAATGAATGAGTTCTACAAGCGGTTCAAAGTTCAATACGCCCAAGCCGTTCAAGTCGCACAGCAGGCGAAAATCCAAAACGAACTCGTTTCCCTTGGTGCGTCCCCTGAAACACTTGCTGCTGCGGCCCAAGGTACCCCTCCGATCCCGGGAGGCATTGGAGCGGGAGTTCAGGCGCCAGCGCAGTCCCCAGAGTCCGGAGTAAGCCCGGAAGGGCCAGATGTTGAGGCCGTTCAGACCGCACTGGCCCGTGAAGCCGGTCAGATGTCACCCGACCAGATCGAGGACCGACAGAAACGCGCCTACTACCGCCCGCCCGGGGTTGAGTAATTTATGAGCAAAGACTCGCTTGATGACGGCTTTAAGGCCGATGCCCTGAAGATCTTGGATGGATCCACCATGAAGGCCATCATTGAGGTCATGAGGGCTCGCACCCCGGAATACGCCAGTAGCACCGCAGACATGCATACGATTGCGGCTCAGGCCAAGATGCGGGAAGGGTATGAGTTGGCCATCACTAGCCTGCTTAATATTCCTCGTGAAGAGCCCGAGGTTAAGGCCGATAATCCAGAGCATATCCTTCTGGATCCTAGGGACTAATTGTGCTTGACGTTTGGTGTATCGGGGAAACTCTTGGCGTACCGCTATTACGCCCATGTTGAATCCTGAAGAAATCGACCAAACAACGGAAGCCTCGGAGCAGCCAGCTCCCATCGAAAATAACGAACCAGCAACACCAGATGAGCTTGGTGTTGGCCTGCGCCAGTCCAACGAGCCATTTAGCCCCATCGATTTCGATAGCATTATCGATAAGGCTTCTGCCGGTCTTGCCGGTGGTCCCAACCCTCTGGACGATGGCAAGAAGAAGCAAGAGGTCGAGCCCGCCGAAGAAGAGGTAGCCGAAGATACGGCAGAAGAGAAGGTCGAGGCCAAAACCCTCTTGGAGGACACCGAGGAAAGCAAGGTCGAGCCTGCCAAGGAAGCGGAAAAGAAGGAAGAGGCCCCTGTTGCAGATCCAGAAATCGAAGAGATTTCCAAGATCGAGAAGCAGATGAACCAGCATACCTCCCCTAAGACCAAGGAGCTGTTCAATCAGGTAAAGAAGGTCGCGGCATCTGAGCGTATTGAGCGCGAGAAGCTCGCCAAGGAATTGTCGGAGCTGAAAAAGCAGTCCGAGCAGAAACAGGCTGAATCCGGCAAGCTTCCCAAGGAAGTGGAGGAAGAGATCAGTCAACTTCGCGACAAGGTTCGCCAGTTTGATGCAAATTCCGATCCCGCCATTGTTGCCAAATACGACAAGCGCATCGAGTCCAACAACGAAAGCATCATCAAGACCCTGACGGATGCCGGTCTGCCCCCGGAGCATGCCGAGAAGCTCAAGAAAAGCGGTGTGTCGCTTTCGAGCTTAAAGCAATACCTCGATACCCTCGAAACCGGCAAGGGTGCGGACGGCAAGCAGTACGATTCCGACCCCGACACCGCAGAGAAGATCCGCGAGTCCCTGCGCGAGAACATGCGCCTGTCTAAGGACAAGGATCGCGAGATCACTGATTGGCGGACCAACTACGACCAACGCACCAAGCAAAACGAAGAGACGCAAAAGCGAAATGTCGAGGAAGCCACCAATCGCTTGAACACTGAGTTTACTGGCCATCTCAGTAAGTGGGATTTCCTTAAAAAGCCCGCCGATATCCTCGAAACCGATGCCCCCGCGATCCGCAAGGAAAAGGAGTCCGCAATCAAGGGCTTCAATGAACAGTCCCTTGCGTTTGCCGATGCCATCAAGAAAGAGACCTCGGATCCGCTGAACGCTCAGATCGCAGCTCGCGTTGGCATCCTGTATCGCGACCTTGTTGCTCCGCAGCTCAAGAACCAGCTCGGCGCCGCCCAAAAAGAGATCGAGACCCTCAGGGGCCAAATCTCCAACATGCGTAAGGCAGGGTCGGCATCCAAGACCATTGGTACCGGCAAGCCTTCTGCTACCGCCCAGAAGCGGGAGTATTCCAACAACGAAGGCTTTGACGACATCATCGATTCCGTTGCCTCTCAGGCCATGGAGCAGCGCCAGACCTAACGAGTATGGATATCTCAAAAACGGTCTTAGATTTCGTTGAAAAACACGGAGTCGAAAAGGCCATGGAAGTGACGGGAAAGACTGCTGAAGCCGTTAACTCTTGGGGCAGGGGCAAAAGCCCGACCTTGGATACGCTACAGAAGATCATCAACTCCGACCCGCAGTTGTTTTTTCCGTCAGCACCGACACCCGAACCCGCGCAGGAACAGTCGGTGACAATTGCCCCTTACGAGTTTCCCGCAGGCAAGAAGGTCCATATTCTGATGCCTTCCGTCAGGCCGATCCACATTGGCGTCCTGAAGTCCATTACGGCCCTCTACGAGCGCGACAAGATGCAGTTTACCACTGTGTCCGACAACTCGTATGTCAGGGCTAGGAATCGATGCGCTCAGGCGTTCCTTGACGGTGGTGCGGAATACAGCTTCTGGATCGATGACGACACCGTGTTGCCCCATGGCGACGTACCGTACTTTCGAGCCCTGTCTGACAATCCCTCGTTCCCCCCGCAATTCATCAACATCAACCCGATTGCCAAGTTGATGCAGACGGGAAGGACCTTGATCGGTGGATGCTATTTTGGACGTCAGCCCGGTGGCACCGCTCAGTTCCAAGAAGCCTACCAGTCAACGATCACCAACGACTCTGCCCATTCCGGTCCACGAAACGTTGTCAACTCAACGGGCTGGGTCGGATTTGGGTGCGCGTTGGTCCATCGCAGCGTCTTTAATGACATCATCTCAAAGCAGCCGGATGTCACCATCAAGGATCCAGCGTTCACGAACCGTTTTGGTTACAGCTATGGCTTCTTCAATTACATAGGCGATTTGTCGGAAGACGTTTCATTCTGCACAAGGGCCAGAAACGCTGGCCATCAAGCCTACGTTGATATGTCAGTTATGCCCCTTCACATGGGCACCATTGGTTACTCCTACCACAATACAACTCGCCGTCCCGCCGCCCGATGAATAACGAAAAAAAGCCACGCAAATTTCTCGTAGTTATCAACTACTGGAACGGTGACAGGGAAATGGCCATCAACCTCGCGAACTTGATTTGCGACCTTGAGCCAAAGTTCAACGACAAGGTGGACATCATGTTTTACCGCCGGTGGGATGCAAATGTCGTTCCGACCTTTTTGATCGATAAGCTCAAGATCAAGTTTGGCGACGTGCATAACCATGTCTGCCGGCGCCGCAACGCCATTGGGTACCCGTATGGCCCCAATGAGATGTTTTACGATTTGCTGGAGACGATGGGGAATCGAGACTGGCAGACGAAGTACTTTGCGTTCCTTAACATGGAGCCGGATTGCTGTCCGTTATCGCGTGATTGGCTGAAGGGAATCCTTCAGGCTTACGATGAGGCGTACAACGAGGGTAAGTCCGCTACCGGCCATATTCACAATCAGGCCAATTTTAACCATTTGAACGGCGCATCCATCTATGCCACCGACTTTTGGCATAAAGCTGGTGCCATGAATATCATTGGTGGCCCCACCAACATCGCCTACGATATTTATCATCGAAATCGCGTGATGCCGCTGTCCAAGGACACGAACTTCATGCTTTTGGATTTTAATCGTAAGACGATTACCGAAGAAGATTTGTTCAGCCTTCGCAAGAATGGTGAATTCCCCGTTTACCTTCACGGCGTAAAAGACGTCAGCGCGATTATGGCCGTCAGGAACCGGTACCTCGGGAATGTCGGCAATGATGGTAACGTCGTGAACATTCGCACGGTATGCACCTATTACGACCAATGCCTAAAGACTGATCCAGCCTGCCAAAAAGCAACTATTGCGATGTGGAAGGCAGCTTGGATCAACGCTGGTTACAATCCAGTGGTGCTTGAAGAGTGGGATGCCAGCAAGTGCGATGGGTATGCAGAGCTGAAGGAAAAGATAGCCTCAATGCCATCCGTCGCCCCTAGCCGCGTTGCTAAGGCCAACCTTTATCGGTGGCTGGCGTTTTCCGCCGTTGGTGGTGGCTTATTCGTGGAGTATGACGTGTTCCCGAACAGAAGCATGGCACATGAGGACATTCCGAAGGCCGATGGGTTCAACGCGCTTCAGACCAACCGTCTATCCGCCGTTTCATCCGACAATAGGGCGCTCAAGATTTTCATCAAAGAGATCGTTAAGTACGACTTTTCGGCATACCAGAACATTACCAGTGACCAAGATATCTTGAAGAAGTGTACCGACACATTCTGGCTCAAGCAGCACGATGTGGTTAAGGGCTGGAACTCCAACCTTTGGGCTCAAGCAAAGTTAATCCACTTCTCTGCCAAGGACTGCAAGTCCGCAGGTGCTTCCTTTAACAAGAACACCATCATTCAGCAGTTCCTCAAGTGAGGATGGCCTCGATCTGCTTTCGGTATTCAGGGGTAACGCCCTTCTTCGACCAGAAATAGCGAACAGGGTTGATGAGTGGGCGTTGCTCAACCGAGCCATCATCGAGGTGCCACAGGAACCTCATGGGATGATCTTTTGTGGTAGGGATTCCAGTGCTTGGGTCTCTTGCGACCGGTTCAATCCCGAGCTTTAACCATTTTTCGTCAGCCCAGTATTTCCCGGGTGTGTGGACGCAGGTAACGATGCGATATTTGCTGGAGTCGTGTTGCAGCAAAAATGCCCCCATGGTCGGGAATTCCGAAAACGTTTGCGGGAATTCGTTACGCTGAAGCAGTACGTATTGATCGAACGGGTATCCGTGAAGATCCTCGATGTGGTTCCTGAGGCGCCGGTACATGTCTACATGGTAAAGCGAAGGATGCCGAACCATGGTCTCCCATTCGCAATCAAACCCAAGGGCATGAAGGGAATTCTTCTTCCACCCGTAACGGCTTTGGTACTGGATGAAGTCATCGTAATGCTCGCGCACCAAAAGGGGCTTTTCACCGTCCATGAATGTTGCCGGCGTGAACGGTTCCCCGAAAATACAGTCGGAATCGATATGGCACACAATGTCGGTACCCTTGGGGCACCAGATATCGCCCTGACACTTTGAAGCCATGTGGCCCAAGAACCCCTTGTTAGGGACTTCGATGCAATTCCTTAGGGAGCACCCGTACCTGTCGGCAAGTGGCTTAAAGGCCTCTTTATCTTGATGCGGAACAACTAGCGTTATGCCGGAAAACCCAGAACCAAATTTCGCAATTGATTGTAGGGCGTAAGAAGTGAATTCCAGATCCTTACGATAAGTTACCAGCAAAATTTCAACTTTCATCTTGGTTGCGTAAATGTGTACGTTCTAATGAGGTTGCGCCAGCCTATTTGAAACCCTATCATAATCCCATGGCCGACTCCAGTTGCATGATTCCCCCGACAGTGGCGTACCTATTCAAGGGCGTTGTAGGCCCTACTGGTGCAACTGGTCCGCTTGGCCCTACCGGCCCCGCTAATGGCCCTAGCGGCCCCTCTGGTCCAACGGGAGCCACTGGAGCCACGGGAGCTACCGGAGCCCAAGGAGCAACGGGTGCTACTGGCGTAATGGGCCCTACTGGACCTCAGGGAGCCCAAGGCATCTCTGGCCCCCAAGGCGATATCGGCGTGATCGGAGCCACTGGCTCTGTTGGCCCTACCGGGATTCAGGGAGCTACCGGTCCATTGGGTCCACAGGGAAATACTGGAGATTTTGGTGCCACTGGTTCATCGGGTCCGGCTGGTGCCACCGGCCCATCTGGTGGTCCCGCTGGGGCTACGGGTGCTCAGGGTCCAACCGGACAAACCGGTCCCGCCCCATTGATGACCGGTGTATCGGGTCAAATCGGGATTACTTCTGTTGCTGGAACGTACCAGTTTAGTCTCGCCAACGATATTTCGGGACCAAGTAGCGTTACTGTCAGGCGATTCCCGGCAATTGTTGGAACAGTATCGTATGGCGGTACATCCACTATCGATTTTACTCAGGGAGACGCCCAATTACTCACCATGCTGGGTGATACTGTTTTCGCCACCAGCAACATTCAGCAGGGCCAATCGATTCTGGTCTGCGTCACTGCCGGTGCATCCACCCGAAACGTATCATTCCCGGCTGGGTGGACTTGGCTTCCATCGGCGGTCGGCGCCCCCACCACTCTCGGTGCAGGTAAGACAGCCCAACTAGCCATCATGGCATGGACTGGCGTCGACAGCGGTATCGTCGCGGCATGGATTGCGTAGCATGAAAGCGTTCACCGTTGCGTTAATTGCCAGTCTTTCGTCATCGGGTTCTCCCGTAACTGTAACCGCAGGCCCAAATCCCATCACCGTATCCGGTAATTTCGTTTTGTTTCCGACTCTTACGACATCTCCGGTGACTGCTTATGCTCACGGTGGTCTATCCCCGTATTCATACGAAATAAACTACGTCTCAGGAGACATGGACATTACCGCTAATTTGTTTACCGATAGCGCCTCATTTGAGGCTACGGCTGTGGCCGCGCCATCCGAATATAATGCAACATTTTGCTTCAAAGTTACTGACTCCATTGGCGCAATAGGTTACAGCCCCAATGTAGACGTAACCATTACCTTTACTAGCTAGACCCTACCATGGCCGATAATCCCCTTAATTACGTCGTACAACCCATTACGGTTACCCCGGACGGAACGCTAGGGGCTACTGGCGCCACTGGTCCTCAGGGTCTCCAAGGTCCAGCCGGACCAGCGGGTAGCGGTGGGGGTGGGGGTGGCGGGGAAACGGGACCAACAGGTCCAGCGGGTGGTCCGGGAGCCACTGGGGCCACCGGAGCGGGCGTGACGGGCGCTACTGGACCCTATGGCGTTACTGGGTCCACGGGTCCAGCCGGCCCTACCGGAGCCCCCGGCCCAGCTAGCGTCCAAGGAGCCACGGGTTCCACTGGCGTAACTGGAGTGACCGGTCCCACTGGCGTTGGTGTATCGGGTGCTACGGGTCCATCCGGAGCCGTAGGTTCTACTGGCCCTACGGGCGCAACCGGAATTGCTGGACCGACCGGAGCCACGGGTTCCACTGGTGTAACCGGGGTAACAGGTCCAACGGGTGTCGGCGTCACTGGGGCTACTGGTCCTGCTGGTAGCATTTCTGGCGCTGCCGGCGGAGATCTCACGGGTAACTATCCGAATCCCACGGTAAACCTTCTCTCCAACGTCACGAGCATCACGCGCTACGCGGTGGCGTATACCGGTGGCGGCGTAATTCAACTTCGTTTCGATCTCGGCTCTTACGCCCAAATTGACGTGGGCGTAAATATGTCCGTCACCAGCTCCTACGGAATGGTCCGAGGGCGCATGCAGACGCTAGATCTGACGAATACGGCCGGGTCCATCATCAGCCTTTCGTGGCCGGCGGCTTGGCAGCTTGCGTCCGGGGCTCTCCCAACCAGTCTTGCCATCGGCGAGTCCATCCGTGTTGAGCTAACTTGCGGCGGAACGACCGAGGCCAGCATCATTGCGGCATTCTACGGCGCCTCCGGCGGTTCCGTCGGCCCCACCGGCCCTACTGGCGCATCGGGGTCCACCGGCCCCACCGGCCCGACCGGTCCGGCAGGATCCGGCGTACCGAGCGGCGGGGTAAAGTATGCCAGACTCGCCAAAAACAGTACCACTTCCGCAGATGTGGGATGGTACGGTCCTGACGTATTCAACGTGAAGGATTGGGGTGCGGTGGGGAACGGGAGCACGGACGACTACGCGGCGATTGCGGCGGCGATTGCGGCTGGGATAGCGACGACGAAACCGTTTTGCCTGTATCTTCCGATGGGCATTTACAAGTCGAGTGCGGCGTTGCCGGTGGCGCTCAACAACAACGGGCAGGCGTTCAGTATGCGTGGGGATGGCATTGGGGTGAGCCAACTTTACTTTTCCGACGCTTCGACGAATGGGGGAATGTCGGTGACGCGGGCGGCTGGTGGCGGGACATATACAAGTGACGCGCCATGCACCTTTACGGACTTCTCGTTGGTGGCTAATTCGGTGGCTGGCTACAACGGGCTGACTCTGACGAGTTCTGGGACGGATGCGCAGTTGCAGGGGACGCGGATCAGTCGGGTGGCGTTTTTTCAGTCCACAAATGGCAGCACATATTTTGCCATCGGTTTGGACCTATACAACTGGATCAACGTCTATGTGGACAATTGCCAGTTCAACTGTTCGTCGGCTAGTATCCGCATTAGGGGCGCGAACGGTGCGACGAGCGGCTTTAAGGTGACGAATTGCTGGATGCAGGGTGGGACGTATGGGATTCAGGCTGACGGGACCGGGAGCTTGTCTAACCGGCTGGAAGGGCTTGAGGTGATCGACTGCACGATGATCGTGGTGGATTACGGGGTGTATTTCGTGAATAGCAGCGCAGGAAGTGTCTGTAACGTGATTGGTGGCGATTACGGCGCAAAGTATTCGGCGGTTTACACGGACGGGGTGTATAGCACGACGGTGAGTGCGATCAATGCGAGTGCGAACGGTGGGGCGGCGGGTTACGTTATAAACGTCAAGAACGCTACTGGCGTGAGCGTTACTGGGTGTTTTTTGGGCGGTCAGGGTGGAGCGGTTGTAGTGAACGGAATTTTGTTCAATTCCGTGAATGGCGGAACTTGCACGGGCAACACGTTCTACAATTTGGCTTCGACTGACACGGCTATTGGAATGGATGCCGGTTGCAGCTATTCGCTGGCGGTCGGCAACACGCGGCAAGGATCGACGGCGGCATATACCGATTTAGGAACAGGCGATTTGTTCGCCAACAATTTGTAACTAACCCATGAGCATTTGCACACCTCCCGTACCAGTACCGGTACTTGTCAGTGGTCCAGTTGGTGCCACGGGCGCCACCGGTCCCACCGGACCCATGCCATCAATTGGCACGATGGCATCCCAGAATGCAAATAACGTCTCCATATCCGGTGGGTACATTGGCAACATTCAGATACTGGGAGCGCATGTCAGGACCCTCTTTACGGAAACCGGTTACCCTGCCGGCGGAGCAATCCAACTTCGTTTTGATGTAAGCACACTTAATCTAATCCCGATCACCATCGATACCGTATTCACGGTCGCAGTGGCATTCGATGGCGGGGAGATGATCGCGCTTATCCGCAACACCACCGCCGGCCCACTCAACGTGACGTGGCCCGCTTGGATCCCGTCGGGCGGATCATTCCCGTCATCCCTGTCTTCCGGGCAATCCATGATTGTTCATGCCTATGCCACCGGCAATTCCGTGGGCGATGTCTACGCCATGTCATCGCTATAAATTGCCCTGAAACGACTTAACTGATACCATTCCGCCATGTCTTGCACCCCATGCCAATCTGCTACCGGTCCCACCGGATCTTGTTGTGGCCCAGACCCATTTTGCTCACCCCCAGTACCAGTAACCACCATAGTGGCTGGACCACAGGGTCCCACGGGTGCGACCGGCCCGCAGGGGGCGCAGGGTTTTCGAGGTGCTAGCGGCGCAACTGGCCCGCAGGGCGTTACCGGTCCTCAGGGCACAATTGGCATTACCGGTCCTCAGGGATCAACTGGCGTTCAAGGCCCAACGGGCGTGCAATCGATGGTCGCCTTCTTCACTGGTGCCATTTGGGACCCCGGCAGTCAGCCGGCTCAAAGGCTAACGAACCTTTCGGACGCCAGAGCCATTAACTTTGGTGCGATTGGATTTGCTAGCGGAACCTACCTATTCCACTTGGAAATGCAGCTTGGGTGGGCCGGTAATCTTAACGGGTACGCGGCATATCTTAATGGCCAAATTTATATTTCTACAGGCACGGATATCAACACGGCTGCGTTGATTCAGAATCTCTGGTGGGGTCGAGTTGCGACAAATGTTGGAACCGCTAATTACGGCACCGCCCAAAGCTATGGCTGCTGGTTTTATGGAACTGTGGTTCAGGGCGAAAACATCTATTGCGGAACGGGTAGCGACGTTTTCTTGCTCGGCGCCCAGCTTTCTGCGTTTATCGTTCCTCCTTACAGCGTAACTTCGCCGGGATTCATCAACGGTAGCAATAACTGATCACCATGACCGAACAACAGAGAGAAAAAGCCTTCCCAATCCACGTCGAACTTGGTCGTAGGGCTAATGAGGGTGCGATTCCCGAAATGAGCGACGGCATGGCCAATAAGAGCAAAAACAAGAAGTACTACCCCACGGTGTACATCTCTGACATTGCCGGCCTTGAAAATCTCCCGGAGGAGGGCTGCATCCTCGTTGATTACAAGCGGCGCAGTCTTACGATTAATCAGCGCGACGATAAGACCACATGCAGCGTCGAGCTGGAACTCCGCACTATCTGCATGCCGGATGACTATGACGGCAGTGATGACCTGAGCGATATCGTTGACGATCTCGCCAGCAAATCCGCCCGAAAGAAAGACAGCGACGAAGAAGACGATAGCGACAACGACTAATCATGTTCACCCACGGACAGGCAATTCTCGGCCCTCCAACGCTCGGTGAGATCATCGCCGCCAGCAAGAGCCGTGATATTCTTGGTATCGGTGATCGCGACTCCATCATCGATTACATCCAGAGGGCCATTGAATTGGCTACATGGAAGACCAACTGGGATCCCTATCTTGGGACCATGGACATCTGCTCAGACGACTGCGGCGTTGTAACGCTTCCGTCTGAGGTCGGCGTCATTCTCGCCTGTAACGTCGCTGGCTTCCCTGCTCAATTCCGCAATTCTTGGTTTGAGTACCACATCAATGGCCCCGGTACCGAGCAAGGCGCCGGCAGTAGCGCCGTTGGCATGGGCTTTAACTCAAGCGGTTATACTTGGGACGACCGCAACAAGAGCGCCGTCTTTCAAGACCTGAAGGAATGGTCTTATCTCGCCGCTATCGTGGAGAATCCGGCCGATGGTCAGGGTAACCTGTCGATCCAAGTCCATGGCGATACCATGGATGCCGATTACAACACCAAGTTCATCTCCATCGACATTCCTTTGCTTAACAATTATGCGGCCACCGATAGCGCCGCCACTCAGCTCAAGAACATCACCCGGGTAATCAAGCCGGTAACCCAAGGATACGTTAAGCTCATCGCATTCCCGGGCACGCAGCAGGCCAATGGTCGCACCATCGGCTATTACTCGCCCGGAGAGACCGCCCCTGAGTATCGCCGTATTCGCGTTAACGCCGCCTGCAAGCAGGTGCGGATCAAGTACCGACGTAACGAGATCCGTCTCGTTGACGACACCGATCTTGTCCCGTTCCCGTCCAAGCAGGCGATGTTGTTTCTTCTTAAGTCCATCCGTTTGTTTGAGACGAACAATCTCGATATCGCCCAAGCATACGAAAACAAAGCGGTGGCATTGCTTCTTGAGCGTCAGTTGATTGAGGATGGTCCCGCCACATTCAAGATTCAGGTGGAGCCCGGTTACGGCATGGGCTGTACGGACTACCGTTAAGTCATGGCCCAGAACGTCCCAAACACCCGCACCTACAAGGACATCATCGGACTTACCGATGGCGTTAATAGCTATCTGGACCCACAGTTCCTCAAGGAAACCGAAGTGCGGTGGGCCGAGAATGCGGTGAACAAGGGTGGCATTTGGCAGACGCGACCGGGGTTCGATAGCATTGTCGAACTGGCATTTAACTCCACCAGTGGTGATTTCTACACTTGGTATATCGATGCCGGGATGCCCAAGCTGCGCCCGCAGTTCTTCACGGTCTACAAACCGATCAACAGTGATCCCCAGTTTGTTTTTGGCGTTAACGGAGCCGTGTTCTACTGCATCATCAACAGCGACGGCACGATTGATACCCCCAAGCGCATCAATCAGATCCAGCTAGCCAATGATGTGGACTACGTTTGCGCCGTGCAGACCATCCAGACCGCAGACCTGATCAATGGCGTCGTGTACGTCATCCCGCCAAGATCAGTTCTTTTCATTCAGGATGGAGTAAGCCGAGCCGCCTACTGGAATGGCAATGCCGGCGGACACTTAAACCCAACGAAGCGATGGGACGTTGATGCACTTGGCAACGCCGTATACGTTGACGGGTTTAACCAGACCCGCATTGGCCAGTGGATGGCTTGGTCGGGCAATCGTCTTTGGGTGGCGTGCGATAATCAGGTGTTCGCGTCCGATCTGAACGACCCATTCCATTTTACGGATGAAACCGTGCTAACGAAGATACCTTCGTTCACGTTCCCGACCCGGGTTACAGGGTTGGTTGACCGTGGCACTAGCGGTGTTCAGCAGAACCTGATGTTCGTTGGCACCGAGGAAGGGATCTTCACCCTGTGGTCCGGTATTTTGGATCGTACGTTGTGGGCCACTGCTGCTGATTTCCAGCGCAAGGTCTTTGCTGGGGTTGGGTGCGCCAGCCACAAGTCAATGATCAGCCACATGGGATTGCTGTACTGGTACAGCACCAATGGCGTCGTGGCTTTTGATAGCCTTGGTACCGTTACCAGCACGCAAGCCATTCCGCCCATCGATAGCGAGCTGGCTTACTCCAAGAAGCAGATGGGTAACGACCGTATCGGCATCTGCGCCGGCAAGTTCGATAGCTATGTGTGGTGGTCTGTACCGGTGGCGGTTCAGAACAGCGAAAGCGGCTACAGCGCCACATACAACGGCAAGGTCTACAATGGCCACACGCAGGTGCTAGACCGCTTGGTGACCCCAGCCACTTTCTATCAGGGTACCGTTACTGGATTCGGCCAAAGCTCATGGCAGGGCGTATGGACCGGCTTACGCCCCATTGAGTGGTCCTCTTCGCACCTTAACGGCAAGAACCGGGTGTTCTGCCTGTCGCTCGACTACGATGGAGTGCTTCGTATCTGGGAGGCTTTTAACGGTAACCGCGCCGACAATAACCAGCCCATCGACTGGGCCGTCGAAACAAAGGCCCATGCGGTCACCGAGAACCCATTCTCCAAGTCCATATTTCGCCATTTCCGACTCCTGATGGCAGAGGTCTACGGCAATCTATCCATCAAGGGGTACTGGAAGGGCCTTCGCGGCCCGTATCACCAGCTACTTGATACGTCGGTCGCCGCCACCCCCGGGTCAGTCTTGTTGAATAATTCAACCTACTTCCCGATGACCACGAATAAGCCCGTGGAAAGCTTCAGCAAGCAGACCCGGGACATCCTGTCTGAGGATAACCGGTCCACCGAGGAATGCACTTCAGTGGATGTGGAGTCTCGGGATCAGGACGACATTGACCGCGCCTTTAGCCTTCTTTTCCGTTTTACGGGCATCGGAGCGGTCAAGGCATACCGACTAGCCGTTGACTTCAATCCGGACATCACAGAGGGCCAAGTAACGCCCCCAGAGACCGGCCAGCACATCCTGCCAGAGAATGGGTGCCCCAAGTACATTTCCGGCCCATTGGCGGACTACAACCTTGTAAAACGTGATTCAAAGGATGTTCTTATGCCCGTAGAGAGCCGTTACATCGAAACTGGATATCAACTCCCTCGTCCATAAGCACAAGCATTGCCCCGTCGGGGGCGCATTGGTACACTTACCGCCATGTCCTATACCACGATCCCGATCACTCTGACGCCGATCCCAGTCCCCGTAGGCATTCAGGCGGTTAACATCAATGACCTCCTGACCATCGTTTCTGAGTACATTTCTGGTCAGATTTCGGCCAACGTAAGCTTTTTCATCCAAGGCGATACCCCTCCCACCAGTGATCAGGGGGTGTTTTACAACACCAGTACGCTGCGATTTGAGGACTGGAGCCCAGCATCCGGCGCATATGTGCCGATTAGTGAGCTGCAAGTGGGTGACCTGAAAGCCGCCCTTCGCAATCAGGATGATACGGGCAATGGCTGGATCCTGTTGGACGGGCGCCAAATCGCCGCCATCGTCAATCTCACTCAGGTACAGATCAACAACCTGACGAGCTTGTTCCCTTCCGGCACGCTGCCTCTGTTTTCTTTCCTTTCTGGACTTCAGGGTCTCCCGGTTAGCGGATCCATCAGCGGCATCTCCAACCCCACCATCCAGCCATCCCCGGGCGTCATCGGTGGCTTGACTATCAGCTCATCGTATTCTCAGCCAGAGGTTCAGGCGCTTCGGAACAACACCGAGCTTCTGTCCAACTCGACCACGACCCTGCAAAACGCCACGTCCCAGATCCAATCGAGGACCGAGGCGATGCTTTCCTCCCTGAACAACGTTGGCTCCAATACCAGCTCCAAGTGGTTCGTTTTTTGCGGTTATCCTTCTTGATCCATGGTTGCCCTGAATGAATCGATTTCGTCGGTAGAGGTGGTGGGCGAAGAACCCATCAACGATAGCCGCTTGTCGAAAATCGAAAGCGTCGAGAGCCAGATGCTTCAGTTCCCTCAGGTCGACGTTCCGTTAACTCACATGTTCGCTCCCGGGGTGTACGCCCGCGAGGTTGTTATGCCGTCAGATTCGTTCGTGATTGGCCATCAACACAAGACTGAGCATTTCAATATCATCCTCACCGGTCGCGCCACCGTCATGATGGATGGCGTGGTTTACGAGATTAATGCCCCCGCCATCATCAAATCCAACGAGAACGTTCGCAAGATTCTCTACATCCATGAGGAGATGCGCTGGATCACAATTCATCCCACCAAAGAAACCAATATCGATAAGCTGGAAGAGATGCTTGTCGTGAAGAGCGAATCCTACTTGGAGCATCAGGCCATCAAAGAGATTGAGGCCATGAAGGCTCACCTGCTAGTACAAAAATCTTAACATCATGGCATTCATCGCAACAGCAATCGGAGCAGGTATCGGAGCGCTGGGGGCTGGAGCCGCAGTAGGTGGTATGACTGCCCTTGGCGGAGGGTTGATAGGCGCTAGCCTCGGCGCTGGTGTTGCCGGTACGATGGCCCAACGGTCCGCCGCCAACAAAGCTAGTGATCTAGCGAATGGCCTTCAATACCAGCCCATCGACCTAGCTGCGTTACAGAAGCAGGCTCAGGGATTTGCCGAAGAGAACATTCAGAAGTCACTCGCTCTGGAACAGCAATACCTTCCCGGTATTGCCTCCGCCCGTACCGGGCTCCAAAACCAAGTATCTGCCGATCTTGCGCGTGGAGGGAACCTTTCTCCTGATGTAATCAATCAAGTCACCAAGGCAAGCATGGCCCAAGCTGGTGGCGGTGGTTTTGGCGCGGGCCCACTTACTGCCGCTAACCTTGGCCTTACGGCTTACGATGTTCGCCAGAACGCGCAAAAGCGTGCTGCTGATTTGCTGGCCGCTAATCCATTGCCGGTATCAGGCTTGGACCCGGGCTCTCTGGCTTCCGCCGCTATCGCCCAAAACAATCAAGCCAACCAATTTCAGCTCAGCAAGGTTGGTGCGATCACTAATGCCAACCAGAGCAAGGCCGATGCGGCATCTAGCCTTGCCGGTTCCATCGGATCAATGGCTTCAATTTACGGCGGCATGCAAGGATCTACGATTCCGAGGGTAAGTACGCCCTCGTCATTGAGTAATACTGGTCCCACTTTTGGATCAACATCTGGACCTGCGACTATTTTTACGGCAGGTAATTGGCCTAGAAAATAACCATAGATCATGCCTTCCCCCACCGCAGGCTTCCAGCTTTCCGCCCTACCAGAGACCCTGTCGATCCCGACCAACGTCGGTAGATACGATGTCTCGCAGTCACAATTGGCTCAGGCCAATGCGATGAAGAACGTGCAGGCGGCTAGCTTGATCGGGCCAGAGACAAGGGCATTGATCGCCGACGCCCAAAAGAAGCGCCTAGAGGCCCAGAACGCCGCAGTAAGGGCGCAGGCACTGTCATCGTTCGTGTCGCCGGCAGCTCAGGCGGAAGCACGGGCAGCAATTGCCGCGAGCCAATCCGGTATGCTTCAATCACAGATAGAGTCCGCTCAACGTGGAGCGCAGCTCCCGGGAGCAGGTGAATTGGCGGGTTACAATCAGCAATCGGCACTTACACTCGCCAAAACAGCGGCCGAAAGCCCAACTGGGCTTAACATTCAGTATATTGATATGGGAAATGGAGTTAGGGTGCCCGTATCCGTTGATAACGATCGCAAGGTTACTCCTATTGGTGGCGCCGGAATGGCTTCTACTCTTGCGACAAGAACCGTACGGGGCGTAACGTATGTTCCAGAAGGCGCACCCTTTAGCGATGGAACCTCAACTTGGCAGACGTGGACAAGAATGGGAGTTGATCCCCTTGGACGTCCGGTTCCAATGCCGGGAAAAATCGTTAAGCGCGTAGACCAAGGCCCTCCCGATTCTTCTGAATTTGGTGAGCCACCCCCATCGGGGGTAAAGCCATTGGCTTCCCTTGGCGGAGTGGGTCTACCGTCTAAATTCACGGGTGGCCCATCATCTATTCTCGCATCAATCCCAAGCGCTAATTCCGCTTCTCCGGTTGCGACTCCCGTTGCTCCAGCAACACCTGCCACTGAGGTAGTAGCCGTTCCGCCGGTAGCACAGCCACCACCGGAAAAGCCCAAGGTAGCGGTGTCTTGGCTTCCTAATCCGGTCGACGCGACTGACCATAATGCTGTGGCTATGTCAGAAATTAACGCCGCAGCCGCAAAAACCAGAGGAGTACCGCTAAACAAAGTTCAACAGGCCGACAGGGCGAAACTGGCTTCCGATGTTCTGGATGTAACCAACAACTTTTCCGGTCAAAGCGCCGCCCTGAATAACGCCGCTCGGGCATTTGAAAACTTAAAAAGTAGCAGCGTACCCCCGGGGCCATTGAACGCATTCCTGCCCGCAAACTTGCTGGCGGTACTTGGGCTTGATGGGGCGCAGGACTTTGACTCGGCAATGACGTCATTGGTCGAAAAGTCTACGGGTGGCCTAAAGAACATTCGCGCCTACCAAGGCATTAAGGATCTCCTTATTTCCGCCAAGCCACGAAGGACGGATACTCCAAGGGTAATTGCCATGAAGATGGATTACATGGCTAGCTTGATGAATAAAACCTTGGAGCAAAGTGGCGCCATGGGTTACGCCCTTGATCAGGGAGCCTTGGCGCAAGACGTCGAATTGATCGCGGCAAGGAATTACAAATTGGGACCCAAAGATAGCTATGCGGCTTACGTTAGTCAGAATTCTCCGGGCTTTTCCGGAGCAAATGTTAATGATTTTGTAGCATTATGGAGACATGATAACCCCAACGGAACTAAGGCTGAAGCCCAAAAGGCTTGGGAAGCATTGCAATCCGCCGGGAAGCCGCCTTCCAAATAAAACTTATGGCACTCGCCAAAGGAACAAATGCCGATGAAGCGCAGGCTCCGTCGAATGATTTCGATTCCGCTTGGGATAACCATGTCGCGCAATCGGATAATAAGAATGCCGATAATTTTGATTCCGCATGGGGGCAAGCATCCGCAAAGCTCGCAAAGAACAATCTTCCAGACTTAAAGGCCAAGGTTGATTCCGGTGATAAATCCGCAATTGAGCCATACCAGAAAGCTCTTACGGAGTACTATTCCGGAACGAGCTGGAGCGATAGATTAAATGAATTAATTCCTGATGCGAATACTGCGGAGAAAATCGCCAATGCCCTTGAGGACACTATCGGATCCGTTGGTTCATCTGTTTGGGGGACAGTTAAGGGATTAATTCCCCATCCAGTCGATACCGTCACTGGCTTAACGCGAGGTGTAGTTTCAGGAGGAGCCAAGGCCCTTCTTATGGTGCCTGAGGCGCTTTCTGGATTAAAACAACAAATTCAGGCCGGAATTGGAGACGCGGAAGGAGCCGCTAGTACCGCTACCGAGCGTGCGGCGCAAATGGCTGAAATTAATTCAGCCCTAGAATCTTTTAAGAATGCTGAACCTACTGGCTTAAGTGTTACGGGGCTTCCGTTAAAGCCAAGTTCAGATTATAAAGCTAGCGAAGCACTAAAATCAGGTGCCGGGGTTGGAGAAATTGCGGGAATGTTTGCGACTCCTATTCCCAAGATCGTGGCCCCAGCCGTTGCCCCGATTCAAGAAGAGGAAATAGCCCGAAGGGTTCTTACTGGTACCACCGGCATGAATCGCATTGCGGGTTTAGCAGAACCAGCGGGAGATATTATTGGCGGAAAGATTAGTGGATGGCTTGGATCCCATGTGGGAAGGTGGGGCGGGAAGAAGATTGGAGAGGCGATGAAGAGCGAGCCACTTAAGGGCACTTCTTTTAGGTCTCTTGGGCATCTTGAAAGAGAGTCCGCATTGCAGACGAGGGCCATCGAACTCCATTCACAAGACTTGGACGCAGCAAAGTTGGCAGGAGATGGCAAGGCAGAGCTTGCGGCTCAAGGTAAGCTAAATGATGCCCTCACCAAGATGGAAGGCATCAATGAAGCTAGGTCTAAAGTTGATGGCGCCATACTTGGTGCAGAAGCCAAAGCGGATAGGTGGAAAATCCCAAATGCCGCAATAAAAGGCGGCGTTATCGGCGGTGCATACGAAGGGCTTGTCGGCACCCCGGGTGAGAGCGTGGCTCCCGGCGTTGCCGGCGGAGCTGCTTTTGGCGTTGGGGGCCATTTCCTTTCTAAGCCTGTTTCTGATTTTGTTAATTATTCATTAACCAAGAAGCCTATTGGTGCCGTAGTTCCGCCAGCACCACCAGCTCGCCCCGCCGTTCCCGGGGCTACAGTAGTCGAAGAGCCCGTTGCACCCGTTGCCACTGACGCCGCCATTGCCGTAGCCCGTCGCGCTGCCCCGCCTCCCGCCCCTGTTGTTCTCGTTGAGCACCCGAATACCGCTAACCCGAATGCGCCAGTATTACTGAAGACCCTTGGGATCCCCGGGCACGACAACCCAAGCTTGGCTACGACAACGGAGGGCGGCTTGAAGTCGATGTCCATTGCAACCGAAGAAGCCGGCAAGGCCGCTATCATGGGCAGGAACTCGCCTTACTCCAACATGGTGGAGTTGCCTAATGGCAAAGAAATCAAGAGCATCGGATATGGCGATGGATTTATCATCATCAAGGTCAAGAAGCCGACACTCGATAACTTCCAGACCTACCTATACGAGGGAACCTTGGAGCAGGCTCAGGCTATTGTTAATTCCTCCAATCCGTACAAGACCTTCCTTGATGGTATCAAGAAAAACAACCCAACCAGTCGGGTCGTTGATTTTCATGATCGGATACTCACTAAGGCGGCTAATGATCTTCCCCCGCCAGCACCAGCTCCAGCCCCCACGGGACCACTGGCTGGCGCCCCGCCACCACAGGTACCAGCGGAAAACGGGCCAGTCCTTTCCACTCTAGCCGAGCAACCTGCCGCTCCTGCCGCTACGCCCGAACCGGTTAAGTCAGAGTCACAGCAGTACCTAGAGAACCAGTCCCAGATCATAACGCCAACGAGCGCGGAATTGGCGAACGCCCCTAGGATCATGCAGGAAAGCCTGACGAAGAGTCTTGGGGCGGAACGTGAGAAATTCCTCAAGGAACTCAAGGACATCAATGATCGTCTTGAGGCAGAATCCGGCGCCAAGGCCGAAGCGAAGAAATCCGCCGAAGAGGCCAAGCGCGTAGCCGATGAGAAGGCCGCTCAGGATGAGGCCAAGAAGAACGAGAATGCCCTGAGCATTATCGCCCAGCTTGATGAGTCCAAGAAGAGCACGGAGCAATCCAAGCTCTCTGCTCAAGAGTCTTCCATTCAGGGCAAGATGGATCAGGTAATGGAGAACCATGGGATCTCTCGCCAAGCTCTGGCCAGAATTCGGGAAAGGTATTCCCCCGAAGAGTTCGCCAAGTACCTTGATGACCGCATTGCGTCAAAGCCAACGGATCTCAGTGTTGCCAAGGATTGGCTCGCCAATATCGAAGAGAGGCTAGCCGCAAATAGGGCTGACCTTAGCGCAAAGGAACAAGCCCATGTTGAGCGAGCCCAAGACCTATTGTCGGCCTTTGCTGACGATGAGCGGGCGCGTAGCTCACCAGCCGATGCCGAGGCCCTGAGGGCTAAACTCGCCGAAGATCAGGCCGTGTCGGACGTCTTGGGTAACAAGGAAGCAGCCGATCAAAAGACTGCTGGTGAAGCCATCTCGGAAGCGGAAAGTAAAGCCGCTACGGCAAAGAGGGCTGATGACGTTATTACCGCCCTTGAGGCTGACGAGCGGGCACGCCGTTCACCGGCTGATGCCGAAGCGCTCAGGGTCAAGCTTGCGGCTGAAGCTGCCAAGCCCCCCTCAGCTACCCCACCCCCGGAAGAGCCCCCAGCCGCTCCCGCCGTCAAGAAGCCCACGCCACCCACGCCAGCCCCGGCCGCTGGCAAGTTCGCGGCCCCCAAGAAGGCACCCGCCAAGGCCCTCGCGGCCCAAGAGGCACCGCCAGCCCCCGAACCCGCCCCAAAGCCCGTAGAACCAGCCAAACCGGCCAAGAAAGCGGTCGTGGAAGAGCCAGTGGAAGAGAGTTCGCCCCACGATAAGGCATGGGAGAAGGTTGACGAAGCCCTTCTTGATCCAGAGGTCAAGAAGAGCACAATCATGGCTATTGCCAATAAGAGCAAAGCCAACGGCCTGATCAGCGAGAAGGATTTGGCTGAATTGCAGCGCATTTCCAAGGACAGGGACATGGGTCCAGAAGACATTGGCCCTGAGCTAAAAGGCATGCTTGAGGCGAATGGTTATCGGGCGAAGCAAGCGCCCGTGAAAGTCAGCGCCGCCGAAAAGGAGCCCGTCATCGTAAAGACCGATAACGGAAAAACCGCAGCCCCGACCGTCAAGCTCGACAATCAGGTTTCCCAGCTCGCCACCAAGAAGCAACTGGATGCCCAGAAGCAATACTTGGGAAATGCCCTGAGCACGCTTGGTGAATCCGCCCCTGAAATCCCAGCCTTCCCCAAGGCCGAGACGGCCAAGGAATACGCCGATCACCTTGATACCATCAAGCGGTACGAGAACATTGGCGGTGTAGACGCCGCCCGCAGGGTTACCAATGCGAAAAAGCAAATCGGTGAACTGTCCAAGTTCGCACCAAAGGTAACCGTTGAGGTTCCCGGCGATGGCCAATTCAAGATAATCAACGATAAGTCCCACATCGAGGCATTCGCGGAGATTGTGGAAAAAAGCTTTGGCAAAGGAATCAAGCCCATCAAGCCCAGCGCTCGATCCGTCCCCAAGCTTACCCCGGAGGAATTGGCTTCGCATACCATGACCCCAGAGGAAGCCGCCAACTTTGGGGTTGAAAGCAAACCAGCGGAAGGCTCAAAAAAAAACGAAATAAAGGTAGCTGAAGAGCCATCGCATCCGATTGATAGAATCGAATCAAGCAATGCCTCCAAAAAGGCATTCGATAGGCAGAATTCGACGGTGAATCTAGAGAAGAACCCGGAAGCGCTATCGCTTGGTGGATCAACCTACCCTACGCTGGTGTCCAAGGACGGTAAGGTTAAGATCGCATTGGATGCGACCGACATATATGTCGCCCGATATGGCGTTTCGTATGCCGATAGATCGGATGTCAGCCCGAACCGACTGACGATAGCCGGGATTGTTACTGAAGCCGGTTCTCGCGGTCAGGGTTTGGCATCGAAAGCCATGGATGCCCTTATCGCGTCCGCCGACGAAAAGGGCATTACCCTAAAACTGGAGCCCCAACGCATGACCGAATTCGCCAAAAAGGGCGACAAGACCGCCTTGACCACTAAGCAACTCGCTGAATGGTACAAGAAAAAGGGATTCGTGCAGGAAGCAAAGGGATCCGACATGATCCTAGTGCGAGAACCCATTCTTGAAGAGAACGCGGGGTATAGCTCTGGGGATTTGGGGTACGGTAGAGACACTACCGCTGGAAGAATGTCGGGTGGCAGAGGAACGGGGCATGCCGGCACCGGCGTTTACTATACGTCAAAAGGAAAAAGCAGTACCGGTCGAAGTGATCGTCCGGTTCACAGGTTCGATGCTTCCAAGTACAAGCTCTACAAGCCGAGCGATAACGAATCTGCTGCCAATACTTTCTCTTCGCTGAAATACATCAACGGAATGGTAGATAATCCAAGTTTGCCTGCATCGAATGCCTCTTTTATCATTTGGCTTGAAATGGGTATGCAATCCAAGTTCAGCCAAGCAGATGTCGAGGGAATCATCGCAAAATCAGCAAAAGAAACCCGGGAAGACCTCTTGAAGTATGAGGCTAGGCATACCAGCCAATACATCGATTCCGCCTCAACCAGAGTCGTAAAGGCACTTGGGTATGAGGGTATCGATGTTCGCGGGTTGAGCCAATTCGACAACACCGACCACGGCAGCGTGATTTACGCCAAGTCCATCAAGCCCTAGGCTACCTTGGTGCTAGCGAATCGCCCCTTGATGTACTGCGAGAAGTAGCTGCCCTTGCTTCCAGAGGTCAGTAATCGGTCGTACACCCCAATCGGCACACTCATGTAGTTGTACATGGCTCCGTCATGGAACGTGATGCTCATGGTCTGCGATTTCTCGTCGTAGGCGATATCGCTGATATTGCTGCTGGTGACTTTCATGCTTGAAGTAGGCATGACAGATACCCATACAGCAACCGTAAAAGAAGATGACCACCAGCTCCATTGATCACCCATGCAACTACGATGGGATTATCAGTGAGGAAACGCCTCAGGCGGAGCGGATCGCCCGGTACCTGAAAGAGTCTGGATTCAGGAACGTGCTGGACGTTGGTTGCGGTCCCGGGATCTACGTCAAGGCGATGCGCCATCTGGATATTGAGGCCAATGGAGTAGACATTGACCCCCGTGCGGCAAAGGAAGCGAATTGCCATATCGAGGACATCGTCAACAGGTCCCTTTGCCCATCGTTTTGCGCCCACACCGTGCTATCCCTTGAAGTAGGGGAGCACATCCCGGAGGATCACTCATGGGACTACATCCGCTACATTCGCAACTGTGAGCCGACCACCGTGATCTTTAGCGCAGCCCAACCCGGGCAGGGTGGCGACGGCCATATCAACTGCCAGCCACCATCGTACTGGTGCAACAGGCTGAATTGGTATGGATTCGGGTACAACCCAGCCGCTACCTCCCACTTTGTTGATTACATGCGCTCCGGTTACCACATGGGCTGGCTCGTTAACAACGTGATGATCTTCCAACGCCAATGACCAAACCGACCCTCCATGTAATCGCGCCGTTCCATACGCTGATGAACAGTGACTACCATCACTGTGCCTTCACGCAAAAGGCGTTCCGGATCCCCAAGATGATGCAGCCTCTTGGCTATCGCGTCGTTGAGTACTCCAATGGGGAGTCGGAGTCTGAGGCTCAGGTAAAGGTGATGATCCTGACCAAGGAAGAACTGGAGTTGTCGGCCGGCAAACATGAGGGCGCCCAATTCCACGGTAACTCTGCGGTTCTCGGGACCCCCCATTGGATCAAATTCGACAATCGCCTTAAGGAAGAACTCAGGAAGCACGTCGCCCCGGGCGATATCATCTGCCATCCCTTTGGTCGATCCCACGCTGATGTCGTCAAGCTATTCCCTGACCAGCATCACGTTGAAACCGGCATTGGCTATCCCGACTCGGACTTTGGCGCCTTCCGGATCTTTGAGTCCTACGCTTGGATGCACTACCATCTTGGAAAGAAGCTCCATTTCGACGGCAATGGCCGCGTCTGCTACAATAGCGATCAGCTACCCATCGTGGGTGAGGGCGGGAAGGACTACATGTGGGTAGTACCCAACTACTTTGACCTTGAGGACTGGCCGTACAGGGCCGAAAAGGGCGAATACTTCCTCTATTACGGGCGAATCTGCTCCGAGAAGGGTCTGGATACCCTAAAGGTCATCGCGGACTACATTGACGAGGAAATCCACCTTGTTGGTCAAGGTGACGCAACCCCATGGAAGCACAAGAGGATCAAGTATCGTGGCCCGGTAACCGGAAAGGCCCGTGCTGACGTTGTGGGTAGAGCCAAGGCCCTCTTGATGCCCACCCGGTACATTGAGCCCTTTGGCGGTGCCGGGGTTGAGGGGCAGCTCTGTGGCGCCCCATTATTGGCCTCAAGCTACGGATGCTTCTCGGAAACCATTGACCACGGGGTAACGGGGTATCGGTGCCATACCCTTGGCGACTGGCTGGACGCCATCAAGATGGTGAACCAAGGCAAATTAAGCCGCAAGGTGACCAGCGAACGCGCCCAGAGACTATACTCCATGGAGACGTGCGCTAAACGCTATGATGCCATCTTCCAGCAGATTTCCGATCTGCGGCGTGGCGGTAGCGATCCAGAAGGATCCGGATGGTACCACATTCGTGGGCACATGGTCCATCAATGAGGGCATAAAAAAGGGCACCCAGTTAAGGGTGCCCTTGTTATTGCTTAAGCGGGGTATCGATTAGACACCGGACACGCCAGAGCAGGTAGAAACGTTGTCGTTCTCAACGCAGCGTTTGTACAGGATTGGCAGCACGAACCATGGGTAGATCGGGCGATAAGCGCGACCAATCTGGAAGGCCAGAACACCATAGTTCCGGAAGAAGTTCTGCACCATGTCTGGGTAGGCGCCGAAGATAACTTCGCCACCAAACATCTGCTGGGCCCACTTCATCCGACCTTCGCCAACCCACTTGGCAGGAACCTGACGCTCAAACGAATTACGAGCGAACAGGAAGCCAACTTCATGGGAGGCAACGAGCCAGCCCGGATTCACCACTTCGATGTTGCCGGTAGAACCAGCAGCAGAGACGTATGGCTCAACGGCAACGTAGGCGGAACCCGACCAGTTGTAACGCAGTGGGCGTTGATCCTCGCCGAAGTCGATACCACGGAACAGAGCCTTGAAGATGTAGCTCAGGTTGCCGCGTTTCGACTCACTGTCGCCGCTCATGCTACCGACAGCCAGAGGGCCATTCGGGAACTGAACATAGCCACCGGGACCAGCGCTGGCGCCAAGATCCTGACGGAGGTACTCAAGGATATCGGCGGAACCGATGAATCGCAGATGAGCCGCCTCGCCCTCACCGAACTTCCACGCAAGAAGATCCTGCGTGAGGTAACGGGCGTAGTGGTGCAACAGCTCAAACGTGAGACGCGCATCCGAATAGGTATTCGGGAGCGGCGTGTCGATCTGCTGCTGACCACCACTAATGGTGGAGTAGAACGCAGCGTTGCTCTGCACGACGGCCTTCACACCGGAACGGGTGAAGATTTCAGCGCGGGTGTCCGCGTTGATAAGCTCCGTGGAGTACTGCTGAACAGCCTGAAGCTGCGTCGACAGGGACTCCTTGAAGGCGTTGTACGCAACGTTGAGCGCGATCACATCAGAGAAATCCTGATAGATCTTGGCGACGTACTGGTAGCTGGAGGTACCAGACTTGCTGTTACCGGCATTCGCGCCAATGGACGTAACGTTGCCCATCGTCAGAAAGTCGGGGAACGTCATCGAGGTGCCGGGGACCGTACGGCCTTGCACGACGCTGACGTGAACAGGGGAGATCTGCGCCTCAAAGGTCTTCTGGGGAAGAACGGAAAGGTACGGAACATTGGCCGCAAGAGCGGCGCCAATAGGAGCAATAATGCGGGTGGGATCGGCCGCGAAAATCTGAGTCGCGGTAGGAAGATCCACATACGCTGGAGTGGGAGTGATAGGCATGATAATGCTGAGTAGAAAAGTTGATTAGTGCTGTGGAGAAGCGCCCACAACGACCGCCATCCGGTGGGTATTTCCGGATATGGTAGACCCGTTTTGCTCCAGCGGGTGTGCCTTTTGGGCGAGCCGACCTTGCGGTTAGACCCCTGTAATCATGACTTTAGCAAATATTGTTTCTTCTTGTCAATAGTTCGTATGGTCTATTGATGGTTTGATATGAAATGAATGCCAAGACTGGCTACTATACTGATGAGGGTAGAAGGTGCCGATTTTCCACCGATTACGTTACCCCGGGAGAGCATGGTCTGGCTTGGGCGATCCTTCTTCGCGCCGTAGAAGATGGGTGCAGTGAAGAGTGGTTAAAGGATATCGTTAATTTCTACGGGATGGATTTTGACGTGGATCTGTTCAAGAACGCGCCCGCCAATAAGATCAAGTTCAACAAGGCCACCAAAAAGATGATGGGGATACACTTCCCTAATCGCCGCAGGCCTCCGGGCCCCCTGCTATCATTGAGCGACGGACTGCATGTTGGTGGACTCAAGCATGTTGCCATGCCCGGTTCCTTTTGTTAATCTGGGCCATGTCTTGCAACCCGCCCAATTGGTGTACTCCCCCCAATTTTGACGTCATTTTCCCTGATCTGATCGGACCAACGGGTGCATCCGGCCCAACTGGGCCTATCGGGGCGACTGGGGCTACGGGTCCGCAGGCAACGACGGGTCCAACCGGAATCCAAGGTCCTAGCGGCCCCACGGGAGCAACCGGGCCTCAGGGAACGACTGGCCCTACTGGCCCCATTGGGCCAACTGGCATTCAAGGTCCTAGCGGTCCCACCGGACCAAATGGGTCAACGGGATCCACTGGACCACAAGGCATTACCGGCCCCACTGGGGCTACGGGACAAACGGGCGCCACCGGATCGACTGGCTCGACTGGCGTTATCGGTGCTACTGGTGCGACTGGCGTTGCTGGTGCCACGGGCGTTACGGGTCCCACCGGCGTTGCTGGTCCAACCGGAGCCATCGGAATTACCGGAGCTACCGGTGTTGCGGGGGTTACGGGAGCGACCGGCGTTACCGGTCCAACTGGCGCCACGGGCGTTGTTGGGGCTACGGGGCCTACTGGATCATTTGGTCAGACCGGTGTTGCCGGGCCTACCGGAGTCACTGGTGTCACTGGTGTGACCGGAGCGACCGGCGCTGTTGGTATCACTGGGGCAACCGGAGTATCTGGCGTCACCGGAGCTACGGGTGTCACCGGAGTGACTGGGCCTCAGGGTGCATCATCCAGCTATTTCCTGTACCGCGCTAACGTCAGTATAACCACGGGTTATCCCACTGACGGGCACGTTCTTTGGAACAACGCTACGCAAATTAGCGCCACGTCCATCAACGTCAGCCATCTGACGCACGACGGCGCTGACATAGATATTTTCTTGGATCTTCTGAAGACCGGGCAAACCTTTACGCTTCAGGACCAAAACAATAGCGCTAATTTCCAAAAGTGGACGATTTCCTCAACGCCATCTAACACGAATCCCGGAGCGGCAAACAGTTATTGGGTAATTCCAAGTACGCTTAATTCGTCTGGTGGCACTGGAACGACCAACTTTGCGTCAAACCATGATTTGTTCTTGGCGATTACATCGGGCGTCCAAGGACCGACTGGTCCCGCCGGCGCCACAGGTGCAGCAGGGGCAACAGGTGCCACTGGTGTGGCTGGCATCAGCGGAGCCACTGGCGTTGCTGGCGTGACCGGTGCAACCGGTGTTGGCGGTGCCTCTGGTGTAGGGGGATCCACTGGCGCCACGGGTGTCGCTGGAGTTACCGGGCCAACCGGTGTGGCCGGTGTCACTGGTCCAACCGGTGTGGCTGGAATTACCGGTGCCACGGGAGTAGCAGGGGTAACCGGCCCTACCGGAGTTGCTGGTGTCACGGGTCCCACTGGTGTCGATGGGGTAACCGGTCCCACAGGCGCTACGGGAGTCCAAGGCCCTACGGGCGCCACCGGAGTAATTGGCGTTACAGGACCCGTTGGGGCAACCGGCGTACAAGGCGCTACGGGTGTTGCGGGAGCAACTGGCATTCAGGGCTCGACTGGTGCCACGGGTGCAGCCGGCGTTACAGGCCCCACTGGGGTTGCTGGGGTTACAGGCCCCACCGGAGCCACTGGCGTCACCGGCCCCACGGGCGTTAGCGGCAGCAGTGGTGTCACCGGACCAACTGGTCCCGGCCTCACCTACGTCGTCAAGACCGCCAACTACACGATTGCAAATCTTGAGGGCGTGCTCGCAAACACCACGGGTGGTACATTCACGGTTACGCTGCCAATTACGCCATCCGCTGGCAGCATGTGCATCATTGCGGATGCCGCCACCAACTTTGGTACCACCAACCTTACCGTTGGGCGAAATGGCTCCACGATCAACGGAACGGCTGCGGACCTCACGCTAGATATTAGCGGTGTGTCGGTGCAGTTCGTGTACTCCGGTACAACTTGGGATGTGTTCGCTCAGATCGGCGGTAACGGCGGTACGGCAATGACGCTGAACGGTGTGGAGACCGCCACTAACAAAACGTTTACCACTGGTAATGCGTTCAACGGAACTCTGGGTGCAACCACGCCAAGTACTGTTGTTGGAACTACCGTTTCCGATTCCATCGGAACAATGCGGCAAATCCCGCAGAACTCGCAGTCGGCAGCATACACGCTTGTTCTCTCTGATGGTGGCAAGCACCTTTTCCACCCAAGCGCCGATACAACCGCTCGCACGTTCACGATCCCGGCCAATAGTTCAGTAGCCTACGTCGTTGGGACAGCCATTACATTTGTGAATCAAAACGCTGGTGGCGTTATCACGATTGCGATTACGACAGACACGATGCGTCTTGCTGGTGCAGGAACAACTGGGTCGCGGACTCTGGCTGCTAACGGCATTGCGACTGCAATCAAAGTTACCTCAACGGAATGGTTGATCAGCGGCACCGGCCTTACCTGACCATGAGCGCAGTAATGCAGCAAATGCTGGTGGCGATGGGTGCAAGCAATCCATACATCGCGGCTACTGGCGGCACGGTAACTACAAGTGGAAATTACAAGATTCACACGTTTACCTCTAGTGGCACATTTACAGTTACCAACTATCCGGCAAGCGCAACCGTTGAAACATTGGTAATAGCGGGAGGTGGCGGCGGCGGTTGCACATACGGCGGCGGTGGCGGTGCTGGTGGATTACTGTACAACGCGGCTCTTGCGGTTGCGCTCACTTCATACGGAATTACGGTTGGTTCCGGAGGAGCTGGAGGCCCAAACTATACGACCAAAGGCGCAAACGGCGGGAACAGCGTGTTCAGCAGCCTGACCGCCCTAGGCGGCGGTGGCGGCGATTCGTTTCAGGTCCGAACCGGAGGCTCTGCGGGCGGTTCTGGAGGTGGTGGTGAGGGGTCCGCAACTGCCCAGTCGGGAGGGGGAGCTGGAAATGCTGTGCAAGGGTCGGATGGTGGCGCGGCGGCGTATGCCGAGGGTGGAGGCGGCGGTGGCTTTAACGCCGTTGGTAAAAGTGCAGATGGGGACGGAGACCCATACGGAGGAGATGGCGTGGCATATTCTATTTCTGGTTCCTCGCAAACTTACTGCGGAGGCGGCGGCGGCGGCACAGATGGTGATGGAGGATCAGGAGGATCAGGCGGCGGTGGACATGGCGGGGCAGGCTCGTTGAGCGGAGGTTCTTACTACGGTGCGGGCGGCGGCGGGTCCGGCGGAAATAGTGCCGCCGGTGCTTCTGGCTACCAAGGCATTGTCATTATAAAATACCGATACCAATGACAGCCTTTGACATAGCCCTGAAGATGTGGCCCATCGCCCTCGGCGCGATTACGCTCATGAATAATTTCAAAACATAACCAATCATGGCAACACTCTCCTCCATCATCACGCCGACGAACATCACGACGGCGAGTAATACGCAGACGCTCACCAACAAGACGCTCACGAGTCCAACGCTGACCACTCCAGCATTGGGGACACCAGCATCGGGCGTAGTCACCAACCTGACCGGCACAGCTTCGATCAATATTAACGGCACGGTGGGCGCGACCACGGCAAATACCGGCGCGTTCACTACCGTTACAGCCACCGGTAACATCACCGCCTACTACTCTGACGATCGCCTCAAGACTAAACTTGGTAACATTGAAAACGCTCTAGATAAAGTGTGTTCCCTCGATGGTTTTTACTACGAGGCTAACGAGACGGCGCAAGCCCTTGGCTACAAACCAGTGCGTGAAGTTGGTTTGTCTGCACAGAGCGTCCAGAAAGTGCTACCAGAAGTCATTGCTCCAGCACCTATCGACCCACAATACTTGACGATGCACTACGAGCGGGTTGTTCCGTTGCTTGTCGAAGCAATCAAAGAACTGCGTGCTGAAATTGCTGCTCTAAAAAAGGGCAACTGCTGATATGGCACTTCCAACAGGACAGATTAGTATGGGTAATGTTAATACTGAGCTAGGTTATTCAGCTACTGCTCAGATCAGCCTTAACGATGCCGCCGTTCGCACCCTAGCTGGTGTTGCAAGCGGTGCTATTTCTATGCAAAATTTGCAGGGAAAAAGCTCTGGCCCTCCAGTTTCTGGTTACATTGGGTGGTATGACGCAACCTCGTGGAGCACGAGCACCTATATTTGGACAGACAAATCTGGAAATGGAAATCATGCTCAAGGATATACCCCCGGCGGAGGAATACAACTAGTTGCAGTTACTGGAAATGGTTCCAGCAAAACGGTTGATGCAGTTAGAATGGTTAGCACCGCAGGAGCTTATCCATATATGCAATGGCCCGTTGGTATTGTTCCTTCAACATACACACTGTTCCATGTTTGCAGATATACCGGAGCCGCAGGAGGAGGATCAGGAAGAATTATTCAAGGAACCTCGCAAAATTGGCTCTCAGGTTTTTGGAATAATAGCATAAATTCTTTTTACCACAACGGATGGGTTGCTTATCCGGCTGCTGGAACGACAACTAACTGGAGGTATTCAACGGATCAAAATAGTTTGGGTAGGCAAAATGGTGTTACATACGGAACCGGTAACGAAGGTAGCCCTAGTTACGATCGAATTTGCGTTAATAATGGTCCATATGGTGAACCCGCTGATTGCGATATTGCGGAAGTCATTGTTTACAACACTACGTTAAACTCTGGGCAATACGCCTCAGTGGAAGCATACCTGACGAGCAAGTACGGTCTTTGAAAATGAGCGGCACTAAGGATACGAATTGGATGTCATACGTTGGGGATTACCCCGATCTTAGTGGGTACACGAATCCGCCGAACCCCGGGGATTACGATGACATCCTCAAGTTTGGTAATTGCAACAACGCCATGGCCTACAAGATGACCGTCGTGGCTGGTCGCGAAAACAACATCGATGCCGTTCGCGGGTCGCTGTATACCTTCGCCTACGTCGATATGCAGGATGGGGCTGGCGTGGCCACCATGACCCTCAAGGGCGCGATTGACGGCATCAAGATAGCCCACTGCTACATTGGCAGGAGTAAGGGCTCGTGCGAGATCGAGCTGGGCCAGTTCGACAAGTACTGGGACTGGAACCGAGCCCCCACCCGCAACGTGATGATCGATACCTGCACCACCAATGCCGGCCTCCCCATCCGGGTTAACGTTTGGGATTCCGATGCACCCGAGGTATTTATGTCCAACGTAAAGGTCCGACGGATACCTAAGCTTGTGTGGTTCCCTTACTTCTGCGTAAGATGGGTGTGGATCAGGGTCTTTCCATGAACTTCATCGATCTCCTTACGAACGCGGCTGGCGGTGGCGTCCTTGGCATGGGCCTGCATTGCTTCACCGACTGGCTCGATACCAAGAACAAGATCGCTATGATGAACGCGCAGGTGGCTGCTGCGGAAAAGACGGAGGCGTGGAAGGCGTTTACCGCCAGTCAAGGGGATAGCGGTCCGCTTCAGGTACCGCAGGGTGTATGGCCTTGGGTGGCGTCGATCTATGTTTTGGTGTTCGCCCTCAAGGAGGGCACGCGACCCGGATTGGCTTGGGCCGGTGTGGCGATTCTGTTTTACGTCTTCAGCGGGAGTGATGCCGCTACCAAATCCACCCTAGCCAGTGAATTTCAATTTGGAGCCTTTACGGCGATCTTCTGGTATTTCGGAGCCAGATACTCGCGCTCCTCCAAGTGACAACCGAAAACACCGACGCAATGAGCTACGACCCCAATAGCACTGACTCGATGTTTTCTAAGATCATGGAGCGCCTCGACAAGCAAGATATCACCCTTGAGAGAATCGAGAGGCAGACCGTAAAAACCAATGGGAGGGTAACGGAGCTAGAAAAGGAGAAATGGTACGTCCGTGGGGTTACCACCGCGTTGGCTTTCTTGGCGCCCGGTCTTTGGGAATATTTTAAGAATAAATAGCATCCAACAAATCAAAATGTTCTTCAAGAAATTAGCCGGGATCATCGCCAGCATGTTCATTTCCGATAAGGATTTGCCGGTCACCTACTCGCCGTTCAATTGCCCGCTGACCGGATCAACCACGATCCAAGGCGTCAGGGGCGTTAGTAAATCAAGCGACGTATGGATCTCTGGTACGCTTGCCAACGGATCCAGCAATGTGGTTGGCCTGATCTACAAGGGGCCACTGAGCCACAATGGTAGCTTGGGCAAGTGGTACACGTTCACCTATACCAGCCCCGACTTCAGTGACGTCATCAATACTTCGTGCTACGGTCCTAATAATTACGGCAAGGACGGCATTGAGTTCGTTGGGAGCTATAAGCGCACCTCCACTGGTTCATCTGCCCTTGGGTGCCTTTATCGGGGGCCTCTGGATGGCTCTGGCGAGTGGACGACCATCGCGCCCAATGGCGGTGACACCCTGAACGTCTATGTCCATAGCACGATGGGCGGGCTGGCGGTCGGTAATTACGATACCAAGCTCACCAATGGCTGCGCCTTCATCTACGACATTGAGAACGAGAGCTATTACTACCCCAGCATCCCCGGCGCCCTCACCCAGACGCTCTATGGCATCTGGCATAATGGCGGCACAAGCTACACCGTGGCTGGTGGTTACACTAGCAAGAGTCTGGATGCCATGAGCCAAGCGTTCATCGCCGACTACGATTCCAAGACCAAGGAAATCACCAACCTTCGGGCTTATCAGGGCGAAAACAAGATCGGCACTATGGTGACGCATTTCGAGGGCATCAATGGGGCCATCGGTGGCTACAATCTTGCCGCTGGATTCGTTAGCGCCAAGCGTCCATCCGGCGCCGCCTTGGTTACCGTCAACCGCAGTTTATTCGGCGGGTTTGGTAAAGCAAAGTGGCAGGCGCTCAAGTATCCAGATCAAACCCTTACCGGCTGCACATCTGATACCGTCTATGGCCGCAACATCATGGGTGTACTTATCACGGAAAGCGGTATTTCTTCTTACCTAGCGAAGCAATAGTTGGCTCAGATCCAAAAATAGCTGTGTGAAAAAACCCCTCAAGAAAGTCCGGCGTTTGTTTTGGGATATTGAGACCTCCCCTAACATCGGATTCTTTTGGAGGGCAGGGCCAAAGCAGTTCATTAACTCCGACTCGATTATCCATGAGCGGGCCGTTATCTGCATCTGCTACAAGTGGGAGGACGAGGATGAGGTCTATTACCTGAACTGGGACCATCAGCAGAGCGACAGGCTCATGCTCAAGAGGTTTTCGGTTATCGCTTCCACCGCTGATGAGATGGTGGCCCACAATGGCGACCGATTCGATCTTCCTTGGTTCAAGACCCGCTGCATCTTCCACGGGATCCAAACCAACTTCAGCTACAAGACCATTGATACGCTGCAATGGGCTAGACGTAACTTCTACTTTAACAGCAACAAGATGGATTACATCGCCACCTTCCTTGGTTGCGAGGGTAAGATGAAGACCGGATTGGACCTGTGGAAGAAGGTGGTGCTGAAGAACGACCGCAAGGCCCTCAAGTACATGGTCGAGTACTGCCAGCATGACGTGAAGATCCTTGAGAAGGTCTACACCAGACTCTCTGAGCACGTTAACGTGAAGACCCATGCCGGCGTTGCCGCTGGTCGTGACAAGTGGAGCTGCGTCAAGTGCGCCAGTGAGAAGGTGCGTAAGAGCAAGACCAAGATATCCGCCAAGGGGGAGCTGCACCACCAGATGCAATGCGCTGAGTGCGGTTCTTATTATGTGATATCGCCTAGGGTGTTCGCTGACTACCTAGAGGCCAAAAAGAAGTAGCCCCCGTCGGGTGAACGAGGGGGGCTAGTGTAAGGTCTTTCGCGAATAACTACCGCACCGATAGTACAGTTTTCCTTAACTGGGCTGCATTATGCCCCTTTCTGGTGCTATGCGTCAAGCATGATTATGGTAGAAGTGATGGGCTATCAGTAAGCCATCCGCGTCCTTGTGCTTCTTGATCATGCTGGCGTATTGGGGGTAGATCTGGGCGCCGCGCATGGCACTTGCCTGCTTGAGGGCCGCAGACCCCTTAATTTTGCCCAATACGGGCTCTTGCCACACCTTGGAGTCGATTACCTCAAATCCGCACCCAAGCTGCTCTAGCACGATAAGAACCGCCTCAAATGACCGTTGGCCGGGTAGCATGGCACTCATAAACTGGCCGGTGTATGGCCGCTCAATGTACGCCATGAAGGGAACGTGGGGTAACAGCAACCTTGTCAGCTCCTTATGGTCCACCCGCTTAACCTTCCTGCCGGCTTTGCCCTGAAGCATTTCCTTGATGGGGGTGTCAAAAAACAGGACGCAGTCCGGCTTAAGGATACCAATGGTACCCGTGGCACCGTTATCGATACCGACAATGGTGGCGCTCATTTATTGCCTTTCATGCGACGGTCATACACCGCGAGCACACGCTTGGCGTAAGCATGGGTAGAGGTGGGCCATGCGTTCCGGTTGGGGCCACCGTTCCAAGCTAGCGCTAGGGTATACGGCGCCGGGATCAGGCCTCGCTTTGTCAGTATGGCCGAGAAGTGGCGCAAGATACGCAAGGCTACCTTCGCCTGTACCTGTGGTGGCGCGGTCTCGATGGGCTCGATGGTGTACTCAGCCCATGTAGTGGGCATGATTTGCCATGGCGTCATCTCGCCCTTCTTGCCGATCTTGCCGGCGCTATTCTCCACCTCTGCGATGGACTCAAGGAAGACGCCCTCGTCAATGTGCGTGTTTGCCGGCCAGTTCTGAGCATTGTTCCCGTGAAGTATGACGGGGAATGCGATTATCATCTTAATCAGTGTACGTTTGATCATTGTGTTGGGGGGTTTTCGTTTTGGGATAAACGCGATAAGAGCTGATCGAGGAAGTGGCTGCGGCATGTCTTGATGTGCTTGCACAGCAAATTGTCATTACCGAGCACTCCCCCGGCATCGATGAGCGGCTGGCGTTTGATGGAAAAGTTTTCGCACGAACAATGCCCGATTCCGCCATTAGCCAGTAGATCAACCTGATAGGTATGATCAGGACGGGACTGGGAGGTTACGCGAAAAACGTAACGCCCCCAGTCCTGCACCCGCATAGGTTCAAGTACTCGCTCTGCCTTGGGCATAGTAAGCGTGTCTGGTATGTTGAGCTAATTGGAACTGCCACGAGAAGTGGTCGAAGTACGTCGATACGTCCTTGTCTTCGCCCTCTCCGAACCGCTGCTTGTCGAGACGGATCTTCCCGTCGTACCAACCATCGATCTCTGCCACCTTGAGCGGATCGTTCTTCTGGAGCGCCTCATCCCGGCGGCGTTGCTTGAGCTTATTGCGCCACACGATCAGCACATTGAAAGCCGCATTGTTGATGTCTTGCGACCCGCTGATGTCGGTCTTGGTTGGCACCCGGTCCTCGTTCTCGCTCTTACGCGAATGGGCAACGAGGATGACGTGTGAGCCGGTATCATTGCTGAAGGCCGTAAGTTCATCCATGAACCCACGCTGGCCATTGAAGTCCTCGCCACTGACGCCGCACTTGAAGAGCGAGTCGATCACGAAGACATCAATACCGAAACGCTTACGCGCATAGTTCATGGCCTCCAGCAGGCGATCCTTCTTGGCTACTCCAACATGGTCGTAGAACCACATGGATTCAGACATCCAGTTGATGCAGTCCTGCAACTCCAGCTTGTTGTCGGGAGCCCGCTTGGCTAGCGCGGCCCTTGACATCATGTGCAGGGTCTTGGCTGGCTTGATCTCCAGCGAAGCGTCGAACACCTTGGCGCCAAGACTGGTCAGGTGGACGATCAGATGATTGAGCATCTGGGTCTTGCCATGGCCACTGTAGCCCGATACCACGGTGAACTCACCGGGACGGATCCGGAAGGGCAGATCGGACCATGGCGTGCTGTAGCCGGCATTGCCTGCCTTGGCGTCGTACAGGTCCCAGACCTGATCGGTGAACGCCGATGCGCTCTTGATGTCCTCCAGATCGATCTGAGTGGCCTTGGCGAGGCACTCAAGGAAGCCCTCGCGCCTTAAGCCCTCACGCAGGCAGTCATTGGCATCCTTGTGGGGCAAGGAGACGATGAACGTGCGATGCAGGCCAATGCGACGTGCGATCTTCTCGGCAGCTTCTCGACCCGGGCCGTCCATATCAGTGCTGATATAGACCTTCTCAAATCGCTCCAACCACTCCCAGTCCAGCTCGATCCACTCTTGATCGGACACCCCATTCGGACAACTGACCGCAGGGATGCTAACCGACTGGTAGGACAGGGCGTCGATCTCGCCTTCGGTGATGACGATCTCGCGAACGTTGTCATCAATCGCGATCTTTCCGAAGAGGCACCGCTTGGTGCCATCGCTCGACCACATCTTCTTCTTGCCCTCGGCATCGCGCTCGACGTTCAGGTACTTAACATGGACCGCCTTGTCGTTACCCATCTCAAAGTACGGGAAGACAATGGTTTTACCCTCAAAGGCGTCGGCCACCTTGTTCCGAATCAAAACAATGGGATCAATCCCACGTTCCGATACGAGATACTCCATGACCGGGGTATTGGTCTCCACGATCCTGATATTCTTACCCCTGATGTCGGGCTGGGCGTACGTCTTGTTGCGATACTTTCGCACTGATGCGTGATCATCCTTAACGCCGAGCCACTCCTTGGCCTCCTTCACCGCATCGGCGAAGGATATGTTCTTGGCCTTGGACCAAAGAAAGAGCGGAGTCCCGCCCTTGTCGCTGGGGTTCGCATGGTCGATAAAGCAACCGATACGAGACCCCGAAATATGGATCTGGAGGCTTTCGCCCGCAGCTCCATCGATACCGCCAAGGAAAGCCGTATGGCCGCGCACCTTGGCATTAGGGAATAGCATGGAGACAAGTTCCTCCATGCGCCCCTTAAGCGCATTATTAAGTTCAGCTGTGTCCATTTTGTGTGTTACGAAGAGATCAACTTACCGTTGATTTGTGCGTGCATGATCCAACGTTGATTATCGCCCATAGGCCAGTAGTTCTTTGTGCAGAACCAAAGAAAGGCAACGGCGAGAAATTCCGCATATGCCTTCTCCTGTTCAACTTTCGTGTATGCCTTCCATACCGGCTCTGTCGGTTCCTCGCTATTGATGCCGCAATTCACGATTGCCGGCGTTTCCGCCAAGCCATTGGCCTTCTGATACGCTTTGGCGTAGAAGGACAACTGAAGCTTGTAGGAGTCCCAGAACTTGGCCGACTTGCCCTTGAACTTTGACGTCTTGTAGTCGATGATCGCCAGACCCCACTCATGGGTGTCAGCAATCAAGTCGGTCCTGCCGGCGATACCGATATCATCATCACAGAGCATGATCTCGGAACACACGCGGCGCTTGACCACCTTTTCGTAGGACGGGCCAAACACGTTGACGTAGGGCTGAAGTTTGAGGTCTTGGCACGGCGCAGGGTACATGTCTAGGGCATCGTGCAGTTGGGTGCCAAAGTCAGCGGCGTCAGTTGCCGGCTTGGCAGACAATTTAGCGATGCGACCCTTGTACGCTTCGACGTCCTCCCCCGTGCGAATGGGGTTTTTCATGACGACATCAAAGATCATGTTCTGCTTCCAAGTCTCAAGGGCGGGATTGGACCGCTCCTTGAGTACTGTTGTTACCGAAGGCCGAGCACTGACCTTGCGAGCTTTTCGCAAGTCAAGGTCGTGCGCGGCTTCGATCTGGCCACTGGAGCTTTTGACGTACCAGTGTCCTGATTGAGAGAAGAAGCTCACGGGTAGCCTTAGAACGGTGAACCGGCATCGGCTTCTGGATCCGCCACCTTAGGGGCGGGAGCAGTAGCCGGTGGCGCCTTGATTGGATCGAGCGGGATGTACCGCGCCAGACCATTCTTGTTCGCCTCAATGAAGATCGAGGCAACGCAGGACTGGAACATGGCATCGGTCATATCAATGCCATGCTGGGCCTTGATAACCGCGCTGGCGTTACGGGCCTGACCAACCGCATGGATGTACATCAAGCCGATCCGCCCCATCTCATCAGCGAAGTTAACCTTGGTGGCGGAGATGACGGCCTGCGATGGGGCAACTGGCATGTGCTTGCCGGGTTCACCACCAGCCGTACCGGCGCCAGAGCGAGCTTGGAAGACGTCAACGCTAGTCTTGTCGTTGAAGGTGATCTGGGGGGAGTTATTGTACTCCGTGCGCCTCATTCCGCCACCAGAGAAGACGCAGATCATGCCTTCCCACTTGGTCGGGTACCCACCAAAGAACGAGCCCGTGATCTGGGACGCAGGATTGTCTGGGTCAACAAGGGTGGCTTTACCGGGCGTCTTGCCCTGCGCGTCGCGGGTCTTCGTGACGACTGCCTTAAAGGATCCATTGACCCAAGAGGCTGGCGCCTGTCCGAGAATTTCAGTGATAGTGGTAATTGTATTTTGGCTCATATGCTGAATTTATTAAACGGTTTGGTTGTAGTGATTGGCAATCGCGTCCATCGCGAAGCCGATTCTCTGTTTATCCGGTGGCAGGCTTTTGCGGATCTTCTCCAGAACCATTGCCGTTTTTGGATCCACGCTTCCGCTCACCACGACCCTTAGGCTTCGACCCAGTCTTGGGCGACCCACTTTCAATTTCTTGCTCATGTCTGATATATTTTAATGTTACCTTTGGATGTGCTTGCCTGAATTTACTCAGTGCTTCTTCTGGATTGTCGGCATAAACCCACGTTTCACCGCCACACTTAACGAGCGATGTTTTCTTCTCCGGATTGTACGGAGTAACCGTGGAAAATGCCTCCCATTCAATTAGAACTCGGGTCTTGGCTTTTGGCGTGTTCATCGAGGAATTCCCGGATTGCCTTCACGCCCTCTACGGCAGCTGCTTGATCGAACGTGATGTCCTTGGGGTTGAACTTGGGCTTGAACTGAAGCTCAACCTTCAGGCTGTTTCCTTGGCAAGTAAGAACGATTTTAGTGACCGTCTTTTTCTTGGGGAGCAGACTGTCCGCGATGAGCTTAAGGCTTTGGATGAGTGACTTCATTTGATCAGTTGCTTGAGCTTGTAGGAGCGGACCTCGCTATCGTCAGCGATCTGGGCGACAAGATTCTTGGTGCCTGCCGACTTGGACTTCTCGTTGGAGTACTCCTCGATGACCCCCCTGATGTCCTCCTCCAGCGCCTGAAGCGATGGAATCATGTCGATGTTCTTGGTTGGCCATTCCGCCGCTGCTTTAGCGGCTTCGATGTTTACCGTGGGAAGATCCAACTTCTCATCCCCCAGTCCGATGATGCGCTCAACGACCGAGTCGTAGGCTGATTCGTAGGCTCCGTAGAGTTCCTCGAAGAATTCGTGCAGCTCAAGGAAATTTGAGCCCGACACGGTGTTGTGGCAGGCATGAGCGTAAAGCTGTGCCTCCCGTAATTTAGTAGCTAGTTTGTCCATTGCGATGTGGATATCTGTATTGCTTAGAGCAATTGTCCAGACTTTTCTTTGAGAAAAAGCTTGTGACTGGAAATATTCCCTCCATCACTGGTCGGGTCATGCACAACTACGACACGAAAAACAACACCACGATCAGCGACGAAGAACGCAAGCAGGCTCTTGAAGAGCTGTTCGCTTTTGAGCAACCCCTCACGGATGCCGAGATTGACGAGCTTGCTCGCATCGATTCCGCCCGCCACGGCCACCCCCACGAAGTTTAACCCATGAACGAAATCACCAAGCTAGACGATTATCAGCACCACGCTCTCCGTACCGCCCCGATCCCAAAAATGCGGATCTATGTGGACGGGGATCTGCTCCATGGAGCAATCGGCGTTGCCACGGAGTCGGGAGAGATTCTCGACGCCATGAAGAAGCACTATTTTTACGCGAAGCCTCTGGATATCGTGAATCTTCGCGAAGAGATCGGTGATGTGATGTGGTACCTCGCTCTGCTCTGCCGAGCTACCGACACTGATCTGTCGGCTGTTGCCACGATCAACATTGAAAAGCTCCGGGCGCGCTACCCCGGGAAGTTCGATGCCGGCCGAGCCCTGAAGCGCGATCTTTTGACCGAGCGTAATATCTTAGAGAAAAATACTGGACATGCCTGAAGTATTTCACACCATCACTGGATCCGACTGGGGCAGGAGCATCGCGGCAATGCGATCCGCCCCCAACCTAGTCCTCACTCAAATCCACAACAAGATGAACAACGAAAAACAAAGCCAAGAACTGAACAGCTACATAACCGCCCAGAACGAGGCGCTTGAAGCCAAGTGCAAAGCCGAAGGATTTACTTGGTGGTGCGTCAGTGCGATGACCGCAGAGGATCTGGCCGAGTACGGGGTGTACACGGTCAATCAGTACGAAGTATGGCAGGCCGAGCAGGATGCCCTGAACGACGCCAAAGAGGACCGTAAAAACAGTTACTAACATGGCCACCTACGGAAAATACCGCATGGGCCTCAGTGATGGCAGGCGCATCACCGTTGAGGCATTTAGCGCAGCAGTCGCCATTGGTACCGCCCTGAGGCTGTACCGTGGCTGCAAGGTCGT